GGCCACACCTCCACCCCCTCATCACCTCTACCGAATAACAAGCATTACTATCATGGATAATACCTTGAACGAAATAAAACAACAGTGGAAGTTGCTGCAAGACAAACTTGAAAGCCAGTCCATCGTTAACGACAAGCTGATTAGACGCATTATCAACAGCAACGCACGCAGCATCAACCGCCACGCGCTGTTAGTGACCGTCATGGCTGCCCTGGCCATACCCTACTGCATTTGGTTGCTGCTATGGCTGCGCATATCGTTGGCTTTCACCATTGTCACCGCCGTATTTTTACTTGCAGCCGTGTGTTACAACATTTACACGCACCGCCGCGTGCAGCCTGCCCAACTTGCTCAAAGCAGTTTGGCCGAAGTGACATGCCGCGTGGCACGCATGAAAATGCTCTATGCCCGATGGCTGCGCTTCAGCATTCCATTCATTATATGTTGGTTCGCGTGGTTTGTATACGAAATCATGACCCTTGCCGGCATGAGCCATGACGAACGCACGGGCATACTCGTGGGTGGCGTAGTGGGTGGCGTAATTGGTGCTGCTTTGGGCATATACACTTACCGCCGCACCCAGCACTTGGCCAGTGAAATTCTTGACCAAGTGCGCGACTGTCAAGCCCCAACCCCCTGATGCACTTTAACGCTTAAGAAATGCACATTTACACACTTCCAAGCGTGTTTTTACCCCTTTTGTTGCACAAAAATGCACTTTCTCGCAAAAAAAATGGCGAAACACTTTGCAGTTTCAAAAATAAGCCGTACTTTTGCATCGCTTTCGGAAAGAAAGACACTCATTATGGTGCTTATAGTTCAGTTGGTTAGAGCGTCAGATTGTGGTTCTGAATGTCGTGGGTTCGAATCCCACTAAGCACCCCACCAAACAGAGGATTGTTCGTAACGAGTAGTCCTCTGTTTTTCGTTGATTATCAATGGTTTTCTACACGTGTAGTCATGGTTAAACTATCTGGACAAAGAAAATAGATTGCTTACAAGTGACGTTTGGAATATGATTGTAAAACGAAAATGTTTTCCAAATGTTTTCCAAATGTTTTCCAAATGTTTTCCAATTCATTATTAACTTTGCCTTCGGGCATAACAAACAGACAATATGGCTACATTCAAACTAATGGTCCGGAAGGACAGACAGAGAGAAGATAAAACGTATGTTGTTTTTATCCGGTTCTCACACAATCGAAAGACCGTCTATTTACCGACAACTATGATTGTAGGTAAAAAAGATTTGACCTCTTCCCTCAAAATAAAGAACAACAACGTACTCGAACGTGGTAATGACATTATCAGCAAACTACGGAAAAAGATTGAAGGGTTGTATCTTGAAGTGAATGATGTACCCTTTGACACGATTGTGGAAAAACTCAAACAAAAAGATGAAGGAGAAAGTATAAACTTCATCAAGTATGCCGAGAGATGGGTAAACGAACACAATGACCTAAAAGGCATACGCAACTACAAATCCGCAATAAATGCACTATGCAAGTTCTTCGGTAGACGAGTTATATATTGCAGTGAGTTTAGCGAACAGATGATGCGAGAGTGGGAGCGGTCACTCTCCGATAAGCCACGTGCAATGTCACTATACACATCTTCCATCATGAAGATTTTCCAAGATGCGCGAGAGTTCTACAATGATCACGACAACGATGACATTAAAATAAAGAAAACACTTCATAGCTATAAACCGAAAAAACAGAACGTAGCAGAAAAGAGGGCCTTGACTGTTGAACAGATAAGAGCCATTTACAATTATACTGGAGAATCTGAAAGAGAAATAATCGCAAGGGACTGCTTTATCATATCATTCTGTTTGATGGGCATGAATGCAGTAGACCTATACAGCGTGACGGATTATGATGGACAACGGATAAGGTATAATAGGACGAAAACACGCGACCGAAGGAGCGACAATGCGCTAATGGAAATAATTGTACCAGAGAACATAAAGCCACTAATGAAAAAATACGTGTCAAAAGGGAATGCCGGTACTGTGTTTAATTTCTCCGAAAGATACAGCACGCCAAGCAATTTCAACGTTGCATTAAACAAGGGATTGAAGATAATTGGCAATGCTCTCGGAATTGAGAAATTGCAATTTTACTCTGCCAGGCATTCTATGGCAACTATTGCAGCAAATGATGTACGCATACCATTATATATAGTCAATGACATGCTATGCCATATCGACGAGAGAATGAGAGTCACTAATCTATACATAAAGAAGGACTTCTCGTTGATAAACGAAGCAAATGAAAAATTGATGGATTATGTTTTTAACCAAAAGTAGTGAGCCAATAAAGACTCACTACAAGACAATGGACATATCGCTATGCCTAACAGACGCAACAAATTTATAAATTTATATCTGGACGGCATTATATTAGAGCAAAAAGCGTGACGATGTGTCACGCTTTTTTTACTCAAAACTCTCCATATACCGCCATATCTTGTTGCAGGGCGCATCTTCGTCCTCGAAGAAAAACGCATGACCTGTCTCTATAATCAAGTCTGGCGTCAACGTCTTGCACAAGTCGGCATAAGCCGCATTAAACGCTACATACTTGTCGTAGTCCGTTACACAAGGCTTAAACTGCAACCCTTTCGTAGCTTCAAGCACCTGCTCCATGCTCCAGTGCGGCCCATGATGCTCTGCGCCGTCTTTAGTAGTGTAGTATATGCGGCTGACAGCTTTCTCTGCACTTTCCTTGTCAAAGTGCTTGCACTTGCCACCACCCTTGCAAAATACCATATATAATCTTCCCATAATCATCATTTCTTAAACTCGTTAATAAAATCGCGAAGGACAGCACCAAGGCTCTTCACCTCGTTTTCAATGCCCTCAATCCGCTTGTCTTGCGCCCGTTTTTCTGCGAAGGCAGGATTAAGTTCCTCCAACAACTGGTTACAATTTGTCACCGTTTGCTTGTGTCGCTCAACCTGTGACAGTGCTTCCTCGCTTGCAGCCTTTAGTGCTTCCACCTCTCTTAGTATTCCTTCCTTGTCGGTTGACAATACAAGATGCCCTGCGTACGTTATTGTTGCTGTTTCGGGGATTGTGTATGTCTTGGTCGCACCATCTGCCTCTATGGTTATGTCTACCACAAGGCCAGTAGGCTGCGCACCAAAAGCCTTGGCTTGGTTATTGTCGTAGCGCGGAACTGCAACACTCACGGCCTTGCCTTGGTAATACCTTGCCCCCTCCTTGTCAAGGAAATATATCGGATAACCGATTTTGATGTCTTTGAATAGCATGATAAAATAATTAGCGGCAACCTCCGATTTTGTGGGGATTGCCGCTAATTATTTATATCTGCATTTCTAATTTCCTGTCTTTCGCTTGTCAAGCAGAGCGTAAACAACAACCGCTATTGTTCCTCCTGCAAGAAAAGTCCCTGCAATATTATAACCCTCTATCAAGAGCCATATTGTTGCAGCCAAAGCGATTATAACCAAAACGAATGCAAGTATCAACGCTATGATGTCATACAGCTGACGGAACTTCAAGTCCTTCTTGGCAAGGTTCATGTTGTCATCATTGAACTTTAACCGTGCATTCTGTTCCTTTTCTACCCTATCCATTATCCAAGGAATAATATCCTTAGATATGTTCTGGTATTTTTGCAACTCGTCAGCACTTGGCAGGTAATTGTCATCTATTATTGTGTTTCTGATAGCAGATACCTTACCATCTTCGTTCTGACGTATTTGTGTTTGCTCAGCCTTTTTTGCCATACCATTCTACTTTTGCTGCGTCCATCGCATTTTTCATAGCACTGCCAACATTCCTAAGGTCATTGCAAATATTCATCTTGTCATATTGCGACCCGTAATATACAGGAATAAAAGCATCGCTTGTTCCCTTCCGCCTGAATGCTCCTCTAATTGAAAAATCACTCATAGCTTTATGTTTTAATTGGTTGTTGATAGTGCAAAATTACCCAAGAATTGAGCGCAAAACAAATTTATTGTGTTAAATATAGCGTGATATGCCACAACTAACCACAATCCCCACAAAGTCAAAGAACGCCTTGATTGTTAATTGCACGTGGGGCAATCACCTCCCCACGTGCTTGTTATTACTTCTCTTTCGACCTTTTCCGAGACCTCGCAAAAAAGCTATTATCAACCTTTTTGTTGGCATCAGCAAAATGGTCATCAGAGGTTATTTCCTTTCTGGAAACGACCCCTCTTCATGCCGTGGCAGTCGTAGTCTTGCCAAGGGCTGCAATCAGTGCGGCAGTCTGGTTCTGCTGAGAGAGTTCCAAACGTGCGTCTTGATACTTGCGGTCTATGTCGGCATACCAATGGTTGTTCAAGGCATCAATTATGCGCTGCGTGTTGTCCTGTCCTGCACGAATTACATCGCACTTGTCTTGCGACATCTGATAGCCAACCGAGCTGAATCCGCGCTCCACCGATGAGTTGACGAAGTTGAGGCTCTGTTGCAAGGAGTTGGTCTGTCCTTGTATTGCGAGCTGGTTCTCATAGCCCATCTTGGTGATACTATTCTGCGTGTTGCAGCAACAATTCTGAATTGCCTGAATTACGGCTGCGTTACCTTTGTCGGCTGCGTTAATAACTCGCTCAGCAGAGAAGCCTACTTGACCAGCAACTTGTTCAATGGCTGAACGTACCGCGCACACGCCTTGCTGCAACTGGTTAAAGTCACAATTAAGGTTCGCGCCCAGTGTAGTCAAGGCATCGTTATTACCTCTTATCGCCTGCATCAGCAAGTCGGAGTTGTGGTTGTCAGCCATCTGCGAGCGCAGCGACTGGATTTGGCCCTGTATCTCGGCATCTTGCAGACCATTGCGGTTGCCGAACCCGAAGCCATTGCCGCCAAACATGGCGAGGAAAATAAGGTACAAAAACGGATTGTTAAGCCACTGGTTTGCACCTCCAAGGCCACCGTTCATCATAGCCGCCAAAGCCATCGGGTCATTCCCCTTGTTGTTTGCCATTGCCGCATAAGCAAGCGCATCATTACCTTTGTCGCAACAGATTACTTTCTCTACATTGTCCATAATTATGAATGTATTAAGTCGGTCGGGGAATATCCCCCGATAGCGCAAAGGTGGTGACAAGTTGCTTGTGAGTTGCTTGTGAGTTTTGTTTGTTGTTTGTGAGTTACTTGTGAAATGTTTGTCCTATCCACCAATAATGCAAAAAGCCACCCGAATGGGGTGGCCTTTGTTTATTCATAATCATTTTACATCTTCTGGTCCTTTATATCCTCTCTTGATATTCTCTTCGAGTAATGTTTGGTAAAGGTCAAACGTACTACCATCGCGTTTAAGCCAATCATGCAAAATTTGGATAAATTCCTGCATTGCAGGTAAAAATGCTTGCCTGCTGTCAGCACCACGTATGCCGTCACGCCCTTTCCTGTGCCCTGTAAGAAATGTATTTTTCTCTTCGCGTAACATAGTATTTCCTTCCTTGTATTCATCACCTTTTGGCAACTTCTCGCGGAGTGTTTTCTCTATGACTTTATAATATAATTCATATTTCTCATTTGGATTGTCAGTCGGCAACTCAATCAGTTTCTGTAATTCATCTTTAAGGACAACATTATCGTTATCCTTATCAATGAACAAACCGTCAGTCTTTGCCTTGTCGGCATTAAACAACAGCTCCTCAACTTCTCTTGATTTTTTTTCTTCTGATAGGACTTTGGTCTTATTTGTCATATATTCAATTTTTGTTTATACGTTTCAGCCACTTCTCTTATCGTTTCAACCTCGAACGGATTTGTATTTACTCTTTCCGTAGCTTTTTCCGACCTCGGTATTAGAGCACTGTATTCTGCCCAGTTGTTTGTATCATAAGCAATAAGCGCATAAATCAGCGAGGAATGGACGCCCCATTTCTGAGCATACTTTTTTATCATCAGAGGTGCGTGAACATAAGGCTTTATAAATTGCAATTTTGTTGGCGACAGAATAAAGTCGCGAGCAAATTTATCTGCCGCATTTTCATCTGTCAGAAATAAATCACCTTCGTCAGAACTCAAATGCACTTTGTTGAGCACAATGTCATCAAAATCAAACAAAACATGGTATAGCTCATGGAATAGAGAAAACCATAAGGTCGGATAGCGTTTGTTCAAGTCTGATATAACAATACATGGCTTTCCATTATACTCCATTGTTGCGCCACGTACTTGCATTTTGGGTAATGATGGTTGGTAAATCATCGTCACACCAACAGAATAAAGGGCACGAGCTACGTGATACAGCCCTGTTTCTACGTCTTGCGAACAAGGACGAATCTTCGGCATTATATCCATAAGCCTATCCCTGTCGTACATATTAGGGTTGTCAATATTCTTAAATTGAGCGTAAGCAGAAATCGTCCAGAAATCACGCATCTTTTGGTCGTAACTCCTTCTTGTCATACTGTATGCTTTCGTCAGAACTGAAACGATATCTGCATATTCCTTGATTTGCTTGAAGCCAAAGAAATCGTTTATCCTTTGCACATAATTATTATCAGTAAAGAACCCTATCTTATTAAGTGTGTCTATGCTGAAATATTCGCAAAGGACTGCCGTATCACGTACATGGCAAATTTCACTAACATCTTTTGACTGAAGCGTATCAGCATTTGCGTTAAGGAAATCGTTCATCGAAACGCCGATAAATATAGCCACCTTCAATGTATTCAGAACGCTTGCACCAGTATAATTGCCCTTTATTATTTTATCAAGGGTCGCAACGTCCATGTCAAGCATCTTCGCTATTTTGGTTTTGCTTAGCCCAACCCTTTCTTGCTTACGAAGGAACAACTCCTCTATTGACAGGCAGGATATGTCATCTGTTGCTTCAACAGGTGGCACAAACACCCCCTTCATATACTCTTTGTATAAATCGCTCATAGCCTATTATTTTCTGCAAAAATACAAATACCCATGCGATATAGCAATATTTTCACCGATTATTTTCCGCTATTGGCAAGGAAACGGATTTCCTCACCTCCTCCCTCATCACCCGTGCAGCCAGCCCCTTAAGCCTGTACCTCGCACTATTCTTAAGCGAATTAACCCTCTGCTGACTCATGCCGCTAAGGAATGCAATATCACCCTCGCTCATACCTAGCTCCATCAGCACGTCCACAAGCACCACGCGCGCCACCACACACCGCTCCGAGCGACAATTAGCAAGCGCGTCAAAGTCAAGGCCGCTGGCTTGCATCACGGCTTCAACTGCACAATCAAAAATCTTTTGTAATTGTTCCATTGTTCATAAGTAATTTCGTTGTAAATAAATAAGCACAAAGGCAAGCACGGAACACATCACCATGCGCCCATGCTTGCCAAACAAACAACCCAACAAAATCACTTATACTTACTATATATACTGTAATACAGCAACACGCATATTACCAAGATAAACAGACCGCCAACGGCCCGAAGCTTCCACCTTGCAGGAGGCTTCTCAACCTTTGTCACCGCATCACGCACCGTAGCCTTGTGGCTTGTGCTGTTTGTGCGATGTGTGCGGCATGACACATGACTGCTCGCACTAAGAGCGTCCTTGTTGTGATACACGCTGCGGTCGCGATACACATACTTCGTCAGCACCTTGCCTGCCGTGTCCACTACCACATAGGTAGTCATGCGGTCGGCCACGCTGTCCACACTTTCGATATGGGAAACAGTCACAATCGTATCGCGCATCATCACGCTATCGGTCTTATACACTATCAGCGTGTCGTGCGTGCGCTCAATGCTCTGCGCAACCTTGCGCGCGCAACTGCTGTGCAAGACAACTGCACAGATAATCACGATTAAAAAACCACTAACTCTACGCATATTTTCGGTTATATTTGTTACCTTTGCAGTGACCATAAAAAAAGTATTATTAGAACACTTAACTGCCGCACGGGGAAACTTGTGTGGCAGTTTCGTATTATACGAACTTGTTATAAGCGAAATGACCAACCCGATTAAGCCACCCCTTCAAGAACACCTTCTGACTCGGATTCTTGGCAGCTCTTGCCTTATAAAAAGCTATCCTATCCTGCTTCAATGCCCCGAACAATGGCAGCGGACTACGCGTATTAACCGCTTGCAAGGTCTGCTTGCCCATGATGCCATCGGCAGTCGTTTTAACAATCCGCTGCAAGTGTGTCACGGCCGTCTTGACTCCGCTGTTATAGGCCCAGTCCACGAGTATAAAGGCAACACTCTTGTCCTGTATGTAGTCCGCCTTGCACTTGTCCCAGTAGAATTTCTTAAAAATGTACTCCCACTCCGCATCAGTAATGCGCTTCAAGTCCTCTATCGTCTTGTTCTGTCCAAACACACTGCGGTAGGTGGCTAATGTCACACCTTTATTAGTAGGCCCTCCCTTGTCGGCCTTTCTGTTGCAGTAGCCGCCCTCGCGCTCCAGCACAAATGCCGCTAATTCTTTCCAATTTTCCATATTATATTGTGTTATATCCATTTGAGTGCTGTCGTGCCATACGAACCAATCTCCCACTCGTACCAAGCATAAGCAACAGCACTTCCAATCTTCTTCATCTTTCCAAAATCTCCATTCTTTGCACAGGCAACTCTTCCGCTGAATTGGTAGATTGTCTTTGGCGGGAAACGGTCAAAAAGCATTTCTTTCCTTCTCCGGCCTTCAAGAAATGTCGTCTTAAGGAACATGAAAATCTTGTCGCCGGGCTTAAGAATGTCTATTGCGTGCAGCACAAACTCCGTGGCATATTTATAGGGTGGATTGGTAACTATACATTTTATCTTGTCAGAAGGCTTCTCATCAGCCTTCAAAAAGTCCACCCCGCTTACACCATATCCACGGTTCACCAAGTCCGAACTATACACATCATATCCTTCTTCTTCAAGCCTTCTACTCAGATGCCCTTCACCACAAGCACATTCCCATATACAATCTGGCAACAAATTATTCTCAACAAGATAATCTACCGCCATCGGGTCTGTCGCATAATAGTCGTTCACCTCGCGTTCCTCCTGCCCATGACCTCTCCCGCCAAGACACTTGAACATAGAATTGTAACCACCTATCCAATCATTCATACTCGCATTTCTTTTCTTTCCGTTCACTGCACACCTTTGTGATACCAGCTGTCGCAAACAAACTTGCCACACTGCCCACAAATGCGCTCAGTCCCACTAAATCCGTATGTATAGTGCCAGTGCTCACAACCTCCCATGCCAGCACAAACGCCGCGCAAAGAAGCAACACACTGCCAACAATCGTCACCATCACAAGGAAAAACGCCTTGCTGCTATGCCCACTGTCCACACGTATCAATTCCGTGATATATCTCGTCAATCTCATAGTCCTATTGTTCTGGGTGATTACTACTTGCACACACAAGTTGAGGCGGCTGGCGGTTGGGGCAGCCAAACACCGTACACTTCTGGCTCTCCGCATACTGCTGCTTCACCATCAGTTCTGCCATCTCCTTTTTAAGTCGCGCAAGTTCATCGCGTTGCTCATTAAGCTGCACATATAGCGCATCAATCTTCTCATTCAGTTCCTCTTCGTGCTTCACCTTCTCTTCATACAACTTCTGCCATTGTGCGGCATATTGTGTGATGTTGTCTGCCTCGGCTTTACCGGCCCTGGCAGAAGCTTCTCTTTTCTTCGCATCATAGAACAAGAATACACCGAGCACCGGTATCGCCACACCTGTCACAATAGAACTGATAGTCTGTATCAGGTCTGTCATAATCCAAGTTTCTGTTTTATCTTTTCAAGCAGCACCTTGTCTGCTGTTGATGGCAAGTAGGGCACTGCACTTACATTCAATGGGTACAATGTATAACCAGCACTACCCCTAAAGGCAGATGTATAACCCTTGAGTGTCAAGAAGTACAGAGTAATGTCACTGTTAAACGCATCTTTAGGCTCCACACCGGCAATAGTCTTAAAGTCATACTTCACGAGCGTGCCGTTGCTGCTGTCGCTGCTCACCACGCGACGGCCGAACCATAGCATATCCTTTTGCGCAAGCACACCATAGGCACCCTTGGTATAGTATAGGTTTATCACATCACCTTTATTGTAGGTAGTGGCTTGGGCGTTATTAAAGTCTGTCAAACTCACCTCCTCGCCCACCACGTCGGAATGCGTCTCAATGACGGCCTTGCCAGTCAATGTCTTATAACTGCCGTCCTTCTGCTGCGCAATGCCACCGTTCAGCATGTCCACCTTCACCTTGTCTTCTGCGCTCATAAAGCCTGGTGCCGATTGGGTGGCCAATGGCTTGCCGTGCTCCAGGTTATATATGCGCAAGGCTTGGTCTGTAATGCTCTCACCAAAGGACTCTATTGCACCATCTATGCCGTCCAGCCTGGTCGTGTTTGCATTGACTTTCTGTATGTTGTCAGCAATGTCCGAACGGTTCTTGCTGATGCGGCTGTCTACCGTAGAGTCATATTCGGGCAACCTCACCCACGATGTAGCTGATGTAGCCTGGCTAAAATCGCTGTTCATCGTCACATCTCGGTAGTATAGCGTAGCACCAAGCCTCAGCCACTGACGCACACTCGTAATGCCAGTACGTACCTGACAAACCAACGCTGTCCAATTCTTGCCCGATATGGTATAGTGCAGTATTGGTTTCGTAAAGCAATTTACCGACAGCTGCTTTGCAGCATTTTCGCCTCCCGAAGAAAGTGAATAACTGCCAAGGTAATGTACAGCATCATTGGCTATCACCTCACCATTCATCACTATATGGCCATCTTTCGTTACATACAGCATCTGACCGTTCTCCGACTGCATGGCCTCTTCCAATGTCGAGCCTACATCAAGCCGCCATGGCAATCCTTCCATCTCGTTCCAATCTTTCTTTGCCATAGTCTATATTAAAATAATGCCGCACCATGACACACCGGCCATAGTGCGGCTTCGTTATATAATAAGATAAAATGCCTTAGGCCAAGGTCAACTGACTTTCAAGGTCGTGGATGCGGGCGCGAAGGGATTTCGATTTAAGCGCCGAATATTTTGCACCTGAAAGTTTGATAACTATATTTACACCTTCCAGTTCCATCTCTATGGCTTTATACGTTTGTTTTTGAGTAGAAACTATTTGTCCCGACCAATCATAGGCTTTAGCGTTGCATACCTCAGCTATACCTACCTCAGAAAGTTCAGTAAGGGCAAGATAATGATGATACTGACCATAAATCTTCACACCAGATTGAATAGCGTTAAACAACTTGTTAAAACTGCGGTCACCAGTTAAATATGCGGCAATAGTATCTGATGATGTGTTCACATCAAAACCAAACACATCTGCAATTTCTTCAACCTTTCCTCCAGGCACATAATTTGAAATCGGCAGCACAATCGCCTTATCAGCCTTCTTCGCAAGTCCGGTCTCTAAATCAGTTTTCGTCGCATAGCCGTTAATGATACCACCCAAGGGGTCAAGCAATCTTTGTGAGCCTTTACCTGCTGCAAAATCCTCTCTCACAGCCACATTGGTACCAGCCTCGTAAGTGCCCTCATTTTCACCACTTCTGCTAAGTACAAATTTTACGCGAACGCTGAACACATCGCCTTTCTTGCAATCTTTTGCAAGAATTTCATTGATACTGTTTACCGAACCCTGGAACTTGTAAGCACCCGCCACATTGTTCTTTACATAAGTCTCAATATCGCTGCCAAGTGAAGTCTTCACCTTCGAAGCCTTCACAGTGCTATCAGCGTTCAAGTTTTCTTCAAGGAATTTCTTCTCAACGTCCGTAACACCAGCGCGCTCACCATTCAGGTAAAGTTCCTTCGTCTTACAGATGTCAACGCGGTTGGTAGCAGTATCTGCCTTCGCTTCTTGCACCGTCTTGTTCGCCGAGAAACCAATCATCGTTCCTCCGGCAATTTCTTTCAATTCTGCCATCTCTGTTAATAGTCTAATTGTTTATAAAAATTAGGTTCTGTCTAAGCCATAGTAAGGAGGTCCTTCAATTCTTCAACATCGTTTTCAAGGTTCAACAAACGGGAACCGCCACCATAGTACACCTCAACCGAACTCAATGGAACGTAATTACGCAACACCACGCGGTTGTCCTTATACGTCAAGTCCAGCTCCCTAAAGTTCTTGCCAGTAATAGTATGCACCACACTATACCTGCCGTCCACATATCCTTCACCAACATAGAGAGTCTTACCATTGGTTATCGCGTCAACTATCTCGTCAAATAGCGGCTTATCCATTATCTTCTCCACCTCATTGCGAGACATATCAGCAGTCAAACCGAACACCGACTCATCTATCTTGTAGCTGAACAACTCACGTCTGAGCTCGGCCTTCACTGCATCAAGGTCCGGAAACTCCAAACCATTCATCACAATATGCCCGTCAGTAGTAAAGCACAACACCTCGGCAGGCATATCATCCGACATGGCCTGTCTTAATGTCGAACCCACGTCAACGCGGAACTTATGGCCCTCTATGTCTTTCCAATCTTTCTTCATTGCTCTTCTTGTTGTAATGGTTGTTGCGGCTGTTGCACATAATCAGGTGCCGCATCACTGATATGCGCCAGTTCATGTGCCACACGCAGCAAATTGGCAGCTTGCTCGCCAGCACCAAAGGCCAAAGCAGTCAGATAGGCCGTGGCATACACAATCGCACTGTACAAGTGCACGGGAAGCTCAATCGACGCACCATCGCTTGACAAACTTGCATACGGCATATAAGTCATTAAAGCATTGTCCGACTTCGTAGAGTACGCCTCCAAGTCATACCCGCCCGTCACATTCGACGGCACAACAGCCACCACCGGACGCTCCTTGTTGCCACGCACACCCTCTATTCTGCTGCGCTGCATGGCATACAAAGCACTGTCGGGACTGATGGCCTCCGTCACAGCCATGCTCCAATCACCCATTCTGAAACTCACCAGGCGCATAAAACTTCTGTCAAGCCTCACCACTGCATACTGCATGGTGTCCGTGTCATACACCTTATTCAGTTTCACCTTGCCCTTCAAGTCCGCCAACACACCACCGTCAAGCATATCCATTGGCGCATCGCGCACTATCATATTGGCAGCATCTACCACCTTGGCGCGCACTATGTCTTGCAGCATCAACGTGTCAGTATCAGCAAATTCCAGCAACTCCTTATCCTCCGTGTTGTTGTCTATGGCTATACGCACGTCCTTCACCATGTCATCTATCAAGTAACTGTTCATTGCTCATTAGGTGTTTGTGGCCCTCCATACTGTTGGGCCTCATCATTGTCTTCGCCTTTCATCGCACCATACAGCTTGTTCACCGCATTCATGTCAGCACCATTCTGCGCCTGCTGCATCAGCTCTGGCGGCACACCTTCCGGTGTCTGTCCCTGCTGCATCTGTTGCTGCTGGCTCTTAATGCTCTGCAACAACTGGTCCGCAAACGTAAAGTCGCCCACCTCAAGCAACTGCTGCAAGGTAATCTGCCCCGACTGCCAGAACTGCACAAGATAGTCATTCGCAATCTGTCTGTACACGGGGGTGGCCGTGCTCTCCACTATGCTCAAGTCAAATTCGGTATCACGAATTTTTTCCGGGTCATACTCAATCTGCGTAGCCTGGCGGCCGGCTATGTTAAAGGTACGCTTCTGGTCATAAAACTGCTGAATGTTCTTCACGTCCTTGTATGCGGCATCTACCACAAATTGCGAAAACGAATCCAGCAAGTCAAGCAACGAAGTCGTTGCATTCTGCGCCTGCTGCGCATACAACGTGCCACTCGTGCCAGTAGTACCCTGACGTCCTTGTAGCGCACCATGCACACCGCTTATATCCTCAAAGAACTTCAACTGCAAGTTAAGCAACTCGCTAATACCTATGTTTGTCGAATTGTTTGCCACCTGTGTCGGGGCAGGCACACCAGGCTTCGCATGATACAACACCACACCATTAAATCGGGTCCACGCATCGGCAAAATCCTCCGGACTCTGGTCGCCAAGGCATTCGTCCGGAACCAACAGCACACCCTTCGCACTCGCACGCATTATCCAGTCATACATCGTCACAAGGCGGTTCGCATAACGCTGCTGGTCTATCACATCACTCACAAACGAATGTATCTCACCGTCAATGAACGGATATGCCTTGAACACATAGGGGTGACTTTTGTGCGCATAAGGCGTTTCACCCTCAGCAAGTATGTCACCAAACGGGGTAAGGTAGTAGTAGTACCAATAACTGTCCACAAACCACTCTGCCTTAACCAACGGAATGTCCTCCTTAGCCATGCCCAACGACAACCCTTGTTCCAAACGTTGCTGGTTCACATCGTCTACAAGAGCCTTCTTGTCATTCACGTCTATCTTGAACACGTCACCATTGTTGTAATCGTGACATCGGTAGCGGGGCTTCGTCTCCTTGCGCCACACCTCTATCACCCTGCAAAGCGACTCGTCGGTGTTCAGCAAAAAGTCTATGTCCTTCCTATGCGTCGACACACCAAAACTTGCACGCGCACTCACAAAGCCACGCATATTGTTGGCCGCACGATATATGTTGGCAAGACGTTCATAGTCCGACGGCGTCTGAGCAAACTGTCCAAGCAGGTCGCCAAACGATATGTCATGTATCTCGCCACAACACGTCACGTCCCAACCTCGGAAGTCGCGCATGTTCGTATCAACGAAAAAACGGTTAGGGTTCACATAGTCCGTCCAGCAGTCCAACTTGTCATTGCGCCAGCCATACCATTTGCGGTGAACAACAAACGCACCCACCATATATTCCTCCATCGTGCGCGCATACAACTCATTCATGCGGTTGAGCTGCATATTATATTGCAGCACAGTGCTCATCGTCTCACCAAGCTTCTGCTCATCACGGTCACGCGCATTGCACACCGGCTCCTTCGACTGCGAGCGGTACACACCTATCACGTTGCGCACCAGGCGGCGTATCAAGTTGTTCTTCAACGGCACATTGCCCTGCTTCTGGATATATTCCCCCTCAGTCATGCGACACCCGTCCACAGTGATTGTGTCGTCCCACTGGTCGCCATAGGTGTAGCGTTTGTTGCGCTCACGCTCACGACGGAAATCGTCCATGTTGCTCCAATATGTCTGAGCCATGGCAAGCACGTCATAGGCACGCTGCGAATTGTGCAACTTGTCACGCTTTACAGAGTCCATGCCGTCAGCCTCCTCCGGCTTAACCTTGGATAGTGAGTGCAATTCCATATTCAGTCCCTCTAATCTGCTATTTTAATGTTTACATTATGTGCCTTGCCTGCCGACACAATAGCATCGCGTGTACGCAACTTCGACTTCGGAGTACCAAAACTGTCTGCCACATACGATGCGGCATCACCCATAGAGGGGAACACCTTCTCCACATATTCGGCACCATCATCATGACTCTCAGCACACACCTCCAAATCCTTTGCCTCTTCAATCTCGTTCGAGTAAAGCAACTTGATATGCCCCGACTTAAAGTAGTCAGAGTTCTCTATAATGCGCTGGCACACTTCATTCGACGTCGCATATTTTGCAGGTGTCTGCCCGTATGCCGTCGCACCACCGCCCGTAAACAGCGGGCAGAACTTCGCACGGCCAACACGTATGATGGGCTGCCAGTCCATAAGGCCATAAACACCATAAGTTTTCATCTCTCTCATCATTCAGAGTTTATACGAAGGTGCCACCTATTGCTTTGGCAGCACCTTCATGTTAGTAACATCGTTAGTCAAACACAATCTCACCAGCATACTCTTCCCATGCCGTGCCGTTGTGTCGCCACATCGTGCCGGCCTTGGCACTCTGGCTCAATGCAGGGCAATCGTTCAGCAAGTAGTATACCACATTGCCTGCCGACGACACATCGGGAGCTGTCTCCTTGTTCCACTGGATATATACCACAGAGTCATGATTGGCACCATCGCCCTCACCGTTTATAAACATGTGGCAAGCACCCTTCAGAGCAAGGCCGTCCCACACAATCATACCCTTGCGTGTAGCCTCTTCACCTTCCACCTTGTCGCTGAACTCATGGTCACTCGTACGCTTGTAGTGCACAAGACGGTTCTCACCAATCAGCGCACCACTATTGCTCCAGCCAAGTTTGTCAAGAGTAGGCTCACGCTTTATTTCGATGTCACCAAACACGGTATGGAAGTTTGTCACCACCCAACCCACAGGGTTCGTCTTGGTAGTAATCTGAATTTCGGGGTGCTTTGAATAGTCTATACACTGAATCTGTTCAAGCAAATTCTTGCCGGCAAGCAAAATACCGGTCTTGGGCACATCTTCACCAGTGAAGAACATCTTCGCCAGGGCTATAATCTTCTCCACAGTCCACTTGCCAGTGTGCTGCAATTCACGCTTGAACTGCCAGCGAATACCCTCAGTTGTGTAAACTGTCTGCGCACCAAGCTTCGGCACATTAACCGAAAACTTGCTCTTTCTGCCCGCCCAAAGTGTGCGGTTGCAACGGGTCTTGAAGTTGGTAATTGCCTGCTCTGCAATCAAGGCTTGCGAGAATGGGATATGCTTTCGCTGACTCTCAAAGTAGTCTGACACAATTTGGTTCATGCCTCGCTTCTGCAAGTACACCGTAGTTGGTTGAGGCACAATCAAGTCGGGGGCAACTTCCTTCTGGGTCTCATAAAGCGCATTCGACAAAATCACAATCTCAGAGTTTGCAGGAATGGCGGGCACCGTGCAGAACTGGTCTGTCTTCAACTTCTTCTTGCCATTAGTGGCACGCACAATCGGGTTACCATTGCTTGCACGGCCGGTCACAAACAGCATGATGTCCTTGCCAGGGGTTTCGGTCTGACCATCTTCGGTATAGCCATTCACACCCTTCACAAGCAAAGTGCCATATTCCTGAGGCATGTTCTGGTCTTCCGAGGCAAGAGGCAGTTCAAAGGCATTCTTCGTGTCGTCCTTCTCCACTGCACTCGCTGTCACCACCGAACTGCGAGGCTCGTCTATCATGTAATGCTCCACCTCCGGAGATTCCACATTCACAGTCTTGGCCTTCAGCATCAGCTGCATCAACGGGGTATCGTCACCCTTAAAGGCAAAAAGTTCAGCGTCAAGGTCTTGTTCAATAAAGTTGCCTGCACCCACACCGCCAGTTGCATCTGCTGCTGCCGACACGGTAGTGGCCTGTCCCGACACCTGTGTTTTCAAACCCACGCTGCCGGGCTGCGGGGTTACGTTAGGCGTAGTTACTTGTACGTTCTCTGCCATAGTTCTCTAAATTATTAAAAGGTTTATTTCTCTGTTCTGCTTTTTACAAAAAGACTTCCACCATGCAGCCCGCCAGTAGCCTCAGCCACAGCCGACACCGTTGTAGCAATGCCAGGCACCTGACTTCTCAGTCCCACACTGCCACGCCCTGCTCTAACAACATCTTTAGGAAATTGTATGGTTTCTTCGTCTTCAATATTTTTCATCTCTATATAAGTCTGCATGCCTTAGGCTTGCGATGCCAGGGCAAAAATACTTTGGTCGGCAGTACGGCGCGGAGCACGTCCGTTCTTACCATTAAGGTGGGCCGTCCCGTCACTCTGTTGCTGCTTTCTAAGCTTCTCCTCTATCTTCGCATTGCGGCCCTTTATCTCACCCTCTTGCTGAGCTGTCGCCACAGCCTTGTCATAGTTGCTGCCATTCATCAGCAACTTCAGTGTTTCGGGGTCAAACTTGCCCATCACAGCATCATCTACTATCTTGAACAACTGCTGCCATGCCGCATCTACCTGCTCGTCACTCCAGCCATTCTGCTCCTGCGCCTCCTGCATCATCTGCAACGACTGGTTCAAGTTCTCCTTATACTCTTCTTCAAGGGCCTTGTTGCGGTTCATGCGCTCTATATACGCCTTGTTCGCCTCCGCCATCTCTTCCTGGCGTTCGGGATCGTCCACAGCCGCCACAATGTCACTGCCATAATTACGCACAAGTGCAATCACGGGGTCCGAACCCTCCTTCCAGTCTATGAGGAAATTTGCCGAGCGCGGGTCACTCGCAAACATGTCCGACAACGCCTGCTCACTCTTCTTGTAACCGGCTATCTTGTTGTCATAATCATCATAATCTGCATTCACCTGGTCCGCAAAAGCCTCATCGTCATCAAAATTCTTGTCGGGGTACTTCTTCGACAAGCGTTCGCGCAACATGTCACGCTTCGACTTCTTCGGCTCCTCATTCACAGCACCCGTTTCCACAGGCATCTGCACCTTATCTTGTTCTGCCATCTCTTTTAAGTTTATATTACTATAAGCAAATTTCGTTCATTTTACACGCGATGATGCTTTATTTCCAACCACACATAACAGCTATCACACATTTCTTATGCTAAATCACTGATTTTCCGTAACTTTGCATCATCTCATACTAAAGGCTGAACATTTACGCCCCATGCGCAACTACTATCCAGTAGGCGCATGGGGCTTTTCTTTTTTATACCGCACCACATGAAACACATCGGGTCTACATCTTACTACAAGCAACAACGCGAACGCGAACTCATGACCGCCTTCCGCCAACTGCTGCACGAGTGCAGCCACGTCAACATGGAAAAACTATTCAAACAAGTAGTTATGAACCCTTGCTCACGCTTTTGGGTCAGCGAGGAAAGGGCCACCATCGTCATAGGCCGCATGATGCGCGGACTGCCCGTCATCGTCACACACTGCAAACGCGAAATGTACAACGAAATCTTCACACGCTGCAAAGCACTCAAATCCCAGTCACCATCTCTCAGCATGAGCCAAATTGTATGCAGAGTAGTTTCGGCACCAGCACCAAAGTTCTACCTCTCCGCATCACAAGCCAAAGCCATCATCAACAACCTCCGACGTAAAAACAAAGCCACCATTCAAGTCAGATAACCGCTTCCGTTATCCGGTCCACATGGCTGCGCGCCTCAATCCTCTTAAGGCGGCGCGGCACAACCCTTGGCAGCGGCATAACCTTAAAGTTATAGGCTATATACAAACCTATCGCCCGCGTCATCAACAAGTCATCATGTTTGCCGGCTATCGCACCATAAGCACCATTCTGCTTCTGCTCATACGTCAAGTACTCATCAAGGCAGCGGCCGTCACGTTCCGTATACAAGTGCTCACGCACCATCTTCACAAGGTTCGATATAATCATCGGCTTCGTCTTCACATTAGTGTGGAACCCATACAGCTTCGGAGCACCCTCACGTATCTCGTCCTCACTCTGCTCGCGCGCATACAAATTGTCATACACGTCTTTCACCTTGTACAATATAAATTGCGACTGGTCACCATCTACCATGCGTTCCTTGTCCTTCGTCTCCAGCGTGTTGCTCTCTATCACAAGCAGCGCATCATCATACCACTTCGCTATCTGAGCCGCCTTCCACGCCAGCAAGTCCATGTCTGTGTGCCCATACCACTGAGCCACCACCTCCGGCCTGTCACCACTCATCAAATACATGCGGTCTATCACACATATCACCGACCAGTCAGCCTTCGCCGACCGCCCACCAATATCCACCACCACAAGGTAACGGTCACGCACCTTCTCCGCATCATCTATGTCGGGCTTCTCCCACACACACAGCAGCCCCGTCCGGTCCTCCTTAAACCTTATATGCTGCATCGCCTCCTTGCCCTCGTCGCCATCAGCATAAATGTCACCCACATACCGAGGCTCACGGCAGGCAGGGCGGAAAGCCTCCACAAGCATTTTGTCAAACACCTTGCAACCCGAATACACAAACGCCTCATTGTCATCTGTCGGATACTCGCTCGCCATGTCACCATGGTCCGTATACTTCTTGCGCTCCTCCACATACCACGCTATCGCCTCCAGCGTCGCACCACACTCCCACAAGTACCACAAGTAGCGGCCGGCCTCCGCACGGTTCGTCGGCGTATAAGCATTATGCTTGTTGCTTACAAGCGCCAGGGCAAACAACCGCCTCGCCTCATCACTCTCAAACTCACGCCTGTATATCTCAATCTGATACCATGCCACAAACAACGACCTGAACTGCGAAGTGCTCTCCTCACCACGCCTAATGTGCGCATCACTCTCCTTAGCCGCATTATACTCCCGCTCAAAAAAGTTGCCCGTACCATTCGCCGTACTCTCATACACTATCATCGTCAGCGGCTTCAGCGTAATACCAGCACAAGCCGAACGCACAACCTTCTCCGGACTCTTGTTTTCCGTCGGACTCCACAGCCCCACCTCCGTACAATGCACCAAACTGTAAGCACCACCACGCGCCGACTCCGGCTTCTCATACGAACCAATCTTTATCTTGCAGTTACGCTGCGGTATACGCCTTATGTTGCCACTGTTCCCAACACCCTCTATCTTCACCTCATTAGGGTCATAGCTCTCGCCAATCTCATGAAGCAACTCCACAGGGTACTCATCTATCATCTTGTCAAACATGTCACGCACCTCATACGATGCGTCCTTCACATGCCCCACAATCAGCGAGTTCAAACCAGTCTTATGCACCAACTGCAACCACGCCATATATATCTGCGTAGCAGTCGAACCACCCCACTGGCGAGCCTTCAGCAATATCAGGCGGATTGGCTCACCATTCATACGCATCTCCTCAAAACGCGTCACCAGCAAACGCTGAGGCCTGTTCAAGCTAAAATGTATGTCATCACCACCCGTCTTGTTACTGATAAGCACATACATCACAGCCCAAAACGGAAAATCATACATACAACGCACACGCACAAACTTGCGCACTATATACTGATACACCTCCTCCGTATAAGCCTGCTCCTCACCAAGCCCCTCATAAAATGCAGCCACACTGCCAGCCTCAACCAGGCGCTTAACCAGCGGCACATCAAGCATACCCTCAGGCAGCCACTGCACGCGTATCGGAAAGTCCGACACCTCCACACGCACACGCGCAAGTATGCTCCCCTCACCCGTCACAGGGTTGAAGGGAGCAAACACCTCAGCATTGCGCTGCTCATTCTCTCGCAATATGTCCGCAACCTCACTCACACCTTATCTCATCTTGTTCGTCATTCTTGGCACATACTCCACCGTCGCACCATGCAACACCTCGTCCTGCTTGAACTCCGGCAAAAACAATATTTCCCTAAAGTACTTATAACCCGTACCCCTCATGCCACGCATATAAATGCTGTCACTCGAATGCACCGGAACCCACCTGTACAAGTCATTGCTCGCATACAAGCACTGCTTCACATCATTCTTGTTGCAGAACACACCACGCTGAATAACACCCTGCAAACTCTTGTGCACATCTGGTTCACCCAACTTGAACGGACGAGTGATAAGGTAAGCCCTCTGCGTTTCAACAACGTTGTCTGATGAATAGTCGTAGACGGCATATTCTTTTTTTGTATACTCTTTTATGATAGGGTCACTCTCGCTTTCTTGCTTGATATCTTCTTCTACAAATTCCTCCATAAAATTCGGAAAAGCTTCTTTGTCCGACTCTTGATGGTCTGTTTCCTGCTTCGTTTCAGACTTTCCCGTCATAATATCTTTAGTAACCGTTTCTATCGTTGTATCAAAAATGATTTTATCATTCGTCACCACGGCTTTTTCGTCATTCGTTATTGTAGTTTCTTTTCCTCCGACTTCAGTTATTATCTCTCCATTTGAGCTGTCTTTTATGGTTCTTGTCGTTTTTTCTGTAAGAATAGTAGTTATCGTTGTTCTTGCTTCATTCTCAGATATTTTCTTTGCTTTCCTTACATACACGTTTTTTATTTCTGTTTTTTCCGTTACAATTTTACGACTTGATACTTTCGCCATGCAGCATTGATTATCTATGTACAAATTATTACTGAAGCCTTGATTGAAAATACTCCAAAATCCCGATTGAGAATCCATAATATACGAATAGTTGTACTGCGGATTATACACAATCAGACGTTCGTGTGAGTAGTCGTAAGCAAAACGTGCTCCGCCATTCATATAGGTGCTTAAATCTTTATAGTCTGGAATTTCACCGAACGACATCGTGTCGCCACTTAAATAAGATTCCACAAACTGCTTCTGATGCTCATTCTTGCATTTATCATACGCATAGTCTTGCGTTTTGTCCAATTTCAGCAACAATTTACTTTCGCCTGAATTATCGAATAACACGACCCCTCTTTTCGAGCAAAAAACTACAGACCTTCCCATATTAGCAACAGAGTGCTTATTATTAAGAATATCATAAGAGTAAGGCACAACAGACTGCATCGTTCCATCATTGCCTATATTGACAGCGTATGTTGCATCTTTAGCAAAGACGAACACGGGGTATTGTCCGAATTGCCCTCTTGAAGTCTCCATCGTCACAGCTCTTATTGCTATTACATCACTAATTGCAACAACGTTCTTATTGCTGAAAGAGAAAGGGTTGTTAGCCTCACTACAATTCAACGTATCATCAACCGTACTTGCTGGCGGTGTTGATTCTTCTGGTAGTTCTTGAACTAAACCATCAGGACTCAACGATTCAAATAGTTTTTGTTTCGCTAATACGTACACATTCGCATCTAACGTCTCAGCAAAATCAAATATGTACTCACTATACCAAGAAGAATCGTTTTTTTTGAATACAACATAGGATATAGGTTTAGACGATTTAGCATACATTATATGCGTATGGCCATTCAGCTTATTTCCTATTTTCTTCCAATACACATTATCACCAACCTTATATTTCAAATATTGAATGCAGTCATCTTTTTTCAATTTTATATTGTAATTATAAAAGGTAGTCTCAGAAGACATCAACCTATCATTCTCGCGACAATAGCTCGTATTACTTTTTTCTATAACATCTAACCCGCAATAGGAATTACAAATCGTGTATTTATTATTCTTGTTCGTTCTTGACTCAAGCAACCTATTGTTGTACGAATAAATATTGCTTATAGTGTAATCTGCTTCTATTGTTGTAGACGTTTCCAAGATTTCTTTTTCCTTATAATCCACATAAATGCCTTCTTCACTATTCTTCATTCTCCTAAAGACGCTATAATACGCTATTTTTTCAAACGGTATAGAAAATAGTTTATGATATGTTGTTGCGTTCTTCACACCTTCATACATATTTTTCCGTCTGAAATACAACTTATTGATAACAGGCACTCTGTCGTCTGACAAATCGCAGTCTAATTCGTCATAGCAAGTATAGATTGGTTCCGTCATAAAAATATCAATAGAATCTATAATGTCCGAGAAGCCGTTATAAAAATCAGCAGATTCTACTCTCAGCCATAAATCATACAAAGTATACTCTATCCATAAAGACTTTATTTTGTTTTCGTTGTCCAATGAAAAAATAATACCCGTAGTATCATTTAACAGCAAAGTTGGTATCGGTTCTGACACGTTAACGTATGAACCATCATATAGTTTTATGGCATATTTCAACAAATGTGGGTAAAATAGATAGTCCTTCTTGTTATATTGTGTCCTCTTCTTATTCAATTCTCCCACAAGTAATTCTTCTAATTTCCCCCATGCTTCTTGTTTCTTAAGATACGTCTCCTTATGATAGTCCTTTCCTAAAGATGGCGTATATATGCTCAATTTAGGCATAGTATACCCTGATGAGGTATTGACACCATGCAACATATTACGATAGTTGCTCTCGTAGAATACATCTTCTCTACCATAAAGATTTGAGCCTTCTTCCCAATCCTCACCAAAGCCTATGGTAGAAAGTCCAATTTGTGCTTGAGCAGCTTTGAATGATAATTCAATTTTAGGAATTTCGTCACCTATATACTTAAACGTATTATCCGACATATATCTAATGTATTTCTTCTTCCCATTATCCAACAGGACGATAACATTACCTATATTACATATATCGGTCACACTCGTTATTGTCGTAATGCTCGTATCATTATAATACAAGCTTCCATCTTTAATATACAATATTTTCTCGCCATCGCTCGCGTGGAATACATATATAGGCTCTCCATCAATCGTAGTATTCTCCTTCGGCACCCTCACAGCATGATACCCGCCATCTCTATACTCAGCATTCACTGCAAGCTTCATCTCGCCATCACCGCACGCATAGTCCGATGGTTGCGAAGTCATACCCTTATACTCTATTCTCTGTTCCATATCACACTACTCATCTTTTGACTCATACTCCATAGCCATCGCCGACAACTTCTCCGACAACGACTCCGACACCTCCGCCGACGCCTGCACATCAACCTTCTGGCTCTGCTGCTTCGGCACAACATACTGGGCAAGCTTCTCCATCACCAATATACGGTCCTTAGCGTCAAGAGCAAGCAAATCCTTGTCAAACAAACCACTCTCAAAGTAATCACCCACACCAGCCGAAATACAACCATATATCAACTGCTTGTAAGGCTTAGGCTTGTTCGGCGTACCCTTCACCCTGCCACCAGTCTTATAACCTCTCGCCATAACACCACACACAATTAAAACGGACGCAACGGACGCGTCAGCACGCCCATGCGCCAATGCAACTTACGTTTCACCTCATCAAGCGCACCCTGAGCCTTCACAGCCCACTTCTCAGCCGCAGTAGGGCACGTTATCCCAAGCCAGTCAGCCAACACCATAGCCACCATATACTCATGTATCAACTGCTCAAGCAACCTCGCAGTAGTCCCCGAAAACCTCTCCGGAACCCTCAGCACTATAACATACGACGCACACTCGCCAAACAAATCATCAAGCTCCGCACCATCATCACACTCCACCTTAGTAAACGGATAAAGAGCCTCAACACACTCCGAATGCGCAAGGTCAAGCACACGCGTCACCCTGTCCACATTACCCTGCTCAGCTATATCCATCACCTGGTGCCGGTCATGCGCATTATCAGTCTGCATCACATCACCCTCCACATACGCCACATTCGCAATGTCGTACAACAACGCCTCACGGTCAAACAACAACGTCACACGTCTGCTCCCACCATCTCTCACCGAGCCACAACAACACTTGCCATACCCAGCCACCTTGTCTGCCGGACCTACCACCCAGCCATAAGGCCCATAAACCATCTTCACAGCATTCTCACTACTCATAACGCACATCATCTTTAGTTTTAGGTTCTGTTCGTGCCGGCTCATGCACACGAGTCGGACGTATACGCTTGTTCAAGGCCACACGCAATGCCAGCAAGTCAGCCTTCGCCCGCTCCAGCCACTGAGCAGCACCACCAGCCGCCGCACTCACCATCAGCCATTCAGCCAGCGCACAATCCACCATATAAGCGTGCATCGCAGCCGCCACACCCTGACGCACACCAAGGTTAAAGTTCATCGGCACACGCAGCAGCACCACCAGCGTGTTATCCTCCGTCTCATCACTCACAGGCCTTGAAGGCGCACCACCATAACCTATCACAATGCCATGCACAATCCTCTTCCGCACCTCCGGCAGCAGCAAATTGTCAACCATCGCACACCCCTCCACTATGTACTCACCAAGCTCCGTACGCAACACGCCAAAAGCATTGCCAAAAGCACGCAACACCAAGTCCTTACCAGCGTCCGTCACCTCCTGCACCTTCGACGCCTGCTCCTCCGACGCAGCATCACCACCACGCATACTCTCACCCGTACGCCAAGCCTTCTGCTGCACATCATACATCAGCTCACTCAAATATAGCTTAACCTCTAAAGTCTGTTTCCTCGGCATAATTCAAAACCTCCTATAATCATTATCAAGTTGAAAAGCTTAGAAGTTGAAAAGCTTATGAAGTTACCTCTGCTTGTCCACCCTCTAAAACATTTCTCTTAACTTCTAAACTTTTCAACTCCTCAACTCATAACCTCTCATCTTCCCTCCTCACTCATAACTAACACCATCTCCCTCATCACTCACCGTCGGCACAACACGCACCGGAGCAACACGCTTCGACAGCATCTGACGCGCAGCAGACAAACTACCCTGGGCCATCTGCACATACGCCCCAGCCTCCTGCTTGTTCGTCAGCATAAACCAATACCCCACAGCAGTATACAACATACAATTCGCCACCTCCTCACACACCGCATCATTAAGCCGCGTGTCATAGTTCGACGGCATGTCCAACGCCAGCACAATCACACCCGTGTCCTCATTCTCCAGCACACGCGCCCCATATCTGCCAAGCCCCATCACCACATCAGCCTTCGCCCTGTCAACAAACTCCGACAGCAAACGCTCATCAGCCTCAGTAGTCGCCACACGCACATACGCACCATCATCACCCTGCACCATCTTGGCACCAGTGTAACCCGCCATCTCATGCACCTTCCCAAGCACATCAGCACGCAATATGTTCAACCTTATATCCATAATCTTCCTGCAGACGCATATAATCCACGTCCAACGCAAAGTTAACCACCACACCCACACAGCACGCTTTATTCCCAACCTGCCAACAACAATCCACATCTACTTCTATCTACTAATAGATGCCCCCTCTAATACCAAAAAATATGTTTTGCAGCATATTTCGCAAAAATAATCTTGGTTTTGCTTGCATTCTCAAAATAAAGGCCGTATCTTTGCAGTGTAATTAAGAAACAAAGTAACAACCTCTAAAACAAAACAAAAATGGCATACGGTATTTACGTAACTAAGACAAACAGCGAAGACAATCACCAGTCAAAAAATATGGGCTGGTATAAAGATAGCTCTTACCCTTCGATGAAGGCCGCAAAAGTAGCATTAGAGCATGTTGCAGATATGCTCAATGAAGATTTCTTTGACTATCGTTACAAGAATAGTGTTACTATTGAAGGTGAGCGTACAGATACGACACCTTACCCCACAACAGAGCGTGTTGTTTATCACATCGAAAAACGATAAAATTTGTGCTCACACTTACCTCTGAAACAAAATCAGCCCTACGCTCATCACGGCAAGAGCATTATTATGACAAACGAAAGTATTATCACCAAATTAGGATACGAAGTTGAAAAAACAATCAGTGGATATTATCACCTCGTTAGAGACGAAGAGATAATCTTTGATGATTCAGCTTGCGAAGAACTAAATGAAGATGAGGATACCGCAGAAGCATTCTTCGAAGCTTATCTTCAAGAGTACGCTAAGGAGTATAATGTAGACTACAAGAACTACAATGTACACGTTGTAGAAGATGAAGCCTACTATCACATAGACTTCGGCACGGGTGCTGGCGAAGCACACTACCCAAAGAAAGACTGGTCGCTTGACTCAGCACTCGAAGACCAATACAATTTAGACAATGAATAAGGTGAGCTGATAGGCAGCAAAGGTGGTTCGACCCCACCTCACCTACTAAAACAATTAACCACAGCCCTCGACATCACGGTTAAGTCAAACACAATGAGAGAAGGATTTTACGAGTGCGAGAAACACACTTCTTACTGGAGAAAGAAGGCAATAGAAGCCATGCCTTGGGCATCAAAAGTAGTTGCCGTAGTCGGTGGCTACACTGGCTTCGAGAGTTTGGACGATTACGAACTCTGGCGTAATCAGAAATAACAAAAAGCCCCACCTTCATTGGGTGGGGCTTACCACGAGCTTTATAACTCGACTTTTTTATCTACAATAGTAGAAATTATGCTCATTAGAGCGTTTCAATCCACAACCCTATCAAGGGTTGACGGTGCAAATATAAGCATAAATTCTACAAGTTGTATGATTTGATTAAAAAAATCAGCACATGTACAAAATAATAAGGACGATTGACCGCTACCCTCACGTAGTGATGGAAATGGTCAATATAACTACGGGAGAGAGGTTCTACTGGGCACTCGGTTCATATCAAGCCGAACTGCTCTGTGCAGAGTATCACGTTACCGAATTAAAGGGCGTGATACTTGACGGACTGCCACAAAACGGCGGCTTGTTCGATTACAACGACATAAATAAAATATGAATAAAACATGAATAATCTATGAATAAAAACACCTGGGGCGGCAGACGTCCCAATTCAGGGCGCAAAAAAGTAGGCGATGCAGTCCTATACTGCCGAATGCCGCAAAAGGCCGTGAACGAAATAAAGACCGCAGCCAAAGAGCAAAACCTCGCTGTTGGCGATTACCTAATCAAACAACTCGGATTATAACAGAAAAAGCGTGACAGTGTATCTGCCACGCTTTTTCTTTCTATCACTACCAATTAGAGGTATTAGTTGACAAGTTGAGGAGTTGGAGTCTCAAGTTGAAAGGTTGATAAGTTGAAAAGCTTATGAAGTTACCTCTGCGAGTCCACCCTCTAAAACATTCCTCTTAACTCCTCAACTTTTCAACTCTTCAACTTAAAACTCCCCCTCTCCTCACTCCATCTCCCTCACCTGCTTCAGCATCTTGTCACGAGCATCAAGCATCTTACCAAACAACGCCCTACGCTCTGCCGGGTCACTCGTCCGGAGCAGCTTCTTCGTCAGCTTGTCAACCTCACTCTTGTACAGCCCGACACGCCTGTACCTCCTAAACTCACCCGAGCGCGCCAAGGCAGGCATCTGCTGCATGAAAGCCTTCGGGTCAGTATCAGCCAAAGCACGAGTCTCCGTCACCTTCTTCTTCGTTGCCTCATACTCATCAAGATACCTTTGAGCCTCCTCAGTCATCAATCGGCCGTCCAGCTGCTCCTTCGCCTCCGTCAGCACCCTCTCGCGAGGCTTCTTTTCAGCAGCCTTCAAGGCATCACTGCTCAACGCACGCAACGGGGCACTCCGCAAAGCCTTATACCTCGCATAGCGTTCAGCAATCTCCTCCACACTCATCGCCTTCGCCTCCTCGCCAGTAGCATCAATCTCATCAAAGTAGATATTATCCATCTGGCTCTGAGGGCAGTTCATCACACGCATCACAAGCAGCGCACACTCCTTCGTCGTCTCAACGTCAGAGCCACAATAGTCATATATCGCCACCGCCGCATCTGTCAGCGTCTGAGGGTTCACACCAAAGCCAGCCTGCACAAGCAAGTTCAGCACATCATTCACCGCACCATAATTGTCACTGCCAACCTTCTTCACCACATTAAGCAAGTCACTCGTCAATGGCATATCCTTATTCACGCTGTTAGCATTAAAGTCCTCACCATTCACAAAATGGTTCCACAGCGACTGCAAGCCCGCGCTCCACACATCACCACCAGTCAAGCCCTCCACCGAGCCAAATGCAGTGTGCGTCCATATATCATGCCACATCTCCTTGCCCTTCTTCTCATCGTCGCCAAACAACATATATAGCGCATACGGACCACAATTCCAAGCCAGCTGCAACACATAGCCAAACACACCAGCACGCACAAAGTCATTTATCCAACTCTTGCGATACTCCGCCTTAGCATTCTTCGAAGCCTTATCCGGGTCTATCCCGTCGCGCTCCATCTGCTTAGCCATAAACGCCTCGCTAATGCCCTTAAACTTCGCACCGCCCGCTATCCTGCGGCCAGTGTTGCGCAATGCAGCATACAACTGACGCGTATACGACATCGAAGAGTTCCTGAACACCGTAAACAACACCGAATACCACGACCTGTCTACCTGCAAGGCCGACAAAAAAGCACCCTCGCTCGACTGCTGAGTCTGGTTATACAATATCGAAGCATCTTGTTTCGCACGTCGCTCAGCCTCCTCCAGGCCATAACCATAACGAATATACTTCCTGCGCCTTGTCTCATACATCGCCCTCGCACCTATGCACACCGTCAGCGCATCAACAAAACCATTCGGAGTCATACCCCACTTCGCAGCCATCTGCACCACATTGTCACGCCACAAGCCCCAGTCCATCTCATTCTTCAGCAACCTCGGGTCACCAGCCATGCGGCTCTTCCAGCGTTTCTCAAACAAGGGCAAATTCTCCATGCACCATTTCCACGAACCATACGGGTTAGCCACACCCTTCAGCAGATACACCGGATTACTGTCCGACAAGTACGCCGGGAACGATGTAAACTGCTTGAGCGCAGTAAACACACGCAAGCTAATCTTGGCAGCAGTAACACCCTTCGCTATATTTACAGCCAGCTTGTCAGCAAAAGCCTTGGGCGGAGTATAAGTGCCGGCAGCAATACGCGCCACCTTGTCAAAAGCCTCCCACAGCCGCTCACCGCTACCGTATGCACTACGCATATTCTTCACCTGGTTACGGAAGTGCTTGTACGACAACAGCGTGTTCAAGTCCCTGTTCCACTCCGCAAAGGCACTCCAATGCTCCATCTGCTGCAAGTGGTCCAGCACCACCGAAAAGGCATCAGAGTTCAGCAAGTCAAGTGCCAGCGCATTACGCGTACGCTTCACAACACTGCCCGTAATCGTAGATGCCATCTCCGACTCACGCTTCTCCACACCCACGTCCACATTCTCAGCACGTGCGTCCTTCAATATCTTCAGCGGGAAGTAATTGTCTATCGAAGCCATCGCAGCACCAAACATACGCTCATGCACCTCATTATACTTACCTCGCTTCTCCACAAGATACACCTCCTGCAGCCAGTCACCAATCTCCTTCAGCCGCGGGTCCAGAAAATCCACAATCGCAGCCACATCATCTTCCGTCACACCCATCTTGCGCAACTTCATGCGGCCGTCAGCCATCTTGTCCACCATGTAGATGTAAAGCAAGTTACCCTGGGGCAATTCAAGCTCCCTCATCTCGCCATTGTCCCACACACGCACCGTCGCCTTCGGCAACTTACGTTCAAGCGCAAACAAGTCAGCCCAAGTCTTACCCTTGCCAAGCACCTCAGCAGCCTTCGCGTCAAGTTCGGCAGTAGCATCGCGATAACCCGTATACTCATTCTCTGTCGCAGTCAGCCAACCACGCATGTACCGGTTCCACAAGTAACCCTCGCCCTTCACATTCTTGCTGCCAAACATACGCAACATCTGGTCAAACGTACCAAGCGGGGCAAACAACAACTGCACTGGCGAGCTGTTCAACACCTTGTCCACAGCAGTGTCCTTTCTGTATGAGCGCGCCGGGCGGCCCTCCATGTCCGAGTTCGCATTATGCTGTATCTCCAGCACACGCGCCTTCTCAGCAGCCTTAAAGTCAGCCGCACGCTTAATGCTCTCACCATAAGCACCACCAAGCTGCTCATACAACTCTTCATAAGCCTCAGCACGCTCAATGCGGTTCTCGCGTATCGCGTCATTCGTGCTCTCCCTGAACTCCATGTAAGCCTCACGCGTCATACGCCCGGCATCATAATCCTCCTTCGCACGCTTCAAGTCCTCGCGCAACCGCACCTCCTCACTCTTGCTGTCACGTATCGTCTCATTGTAACGCATCACAATCTGCCACCCGGCATAGTCCGTCGCGGCAGCAGCAGCCTCCGCACCATTCGCACTCATCATGCGGTCCTGGGCGTCAGCACACATGTCTTTCACATCATCGTCCGACATGCCGATGCCCTTCCACACCACATCTGCCATGCGCTGGCCAGCCAAGTCAAGCTCACCCTGCACCTCCACGCCACGCGCATCAACCTTCTTCCCACGCATGGCAAGCAACTTGTCAAACGCCTTCGACACATTACGCAGCCGGTTGCCAACCATCATGTCCACAACCTTCTGCACATAAGGCCTGATGTCACCCTTGCCATGCACATTATTCACCACCGACAGCAAACGGCGCACATCATAGTCACTCATCTCACTCAGCAAGCCATTCTTTAGCATCGTCTTCGCCAGCTCCGTCACACTCGCCACAGTGCTCATGTCATAAGCACGCTGCAGGCGCATCGCCTTGTTCAGCTCACTCAGCCTGCCGCCAATAGCCCGCGCACCCGAGCGCAAATCATCAAGCTCACCCTCATGCAACCGCTCAACGTCAGCCTTCATCTTCTCCACAACGTCCTTCAGCTCATCACTCCCCTCACGGAACATGATACCATTCTCACCACTCGCCGAGCGAGCCTCGTCAGTCTGACCAAGCTCATGCTGCATCTTCACATCTTCAGCCTTCTCAAACACCGAACCGCCATCACGCTCAGCAAGCCCCTTCCAGCTACGCCACAATATATAGCGCAAATCATTGTCCGTCAACTTGAAACCAAGCTTGATGCCAATCTTCCTCAGCAAGTCCGTCAAGAAATCCCTCACCTTCGCAAAGAAGCCCTGGTTCTCCGGCTTCACATACTCACCATCTTCCGCCAAGTGCGCCATATACTCCTCAGTAGCCTTGCGCTTGTCACCATTATACTTCTTCTCAGCCATCTCGTCAATGGTCTGCTTGATGCCCTCCTCTGCATTGTTGTACACGTTATCAAGGAAGGTGTTAAAGTGTTCTTCGCCCACAAGGTTACGTAGCCCCTTGTGCGCCACCACCTCGTGGAACACCGTCTCACGCACATCTGCCGCATTCTTGTTGTTAGGCAGCACAATCGTCACCTTGCCGGTCCTCACATCATACCAGCCCTTAGCCTTCGCCTGTCTGCCGGTCAAGCCCTCAGTGCTTGTCACCACCTCTACTTCACCCTCCACGTGCATCTGCTGGGCAAGGTCGGAAGCCGCTTGATGCATTGCTGTTGGCGAAGTCTCTTTTCCGTCAATCAACACATCAAACTTCCCCGAACGGTTCACTCTGTCTGGTGCTGGCAGTTGCATATAGTCGCCAGTCTGCAAGAATTTATTCAACCCTTCAACAATCTCACGCTGACGCTCGCCAGTCAACTTGTCGGGATAGTAAACGTATTCAAGGTAGTTGGCATCGCTTCTTGATTTGAAATGCTGAGGCGATAGCTTGACCACCAAACCATAAACTTCATCATTGCTATTCTTTTTCGTAATATTGTCGGCGTTGGCATAATGGTCAGAAATCCGAATACCGATAGAATTTCCCAAATCTTTATAGAAAGACTTGTTCAGATTATTCCCTTCAAGGCCAAAGGCTTTTGCCACATTAAACAAAAACTCATGCGCGCCCATCTCTCCTTTTTCCGAAATATCCTCTGAAAGTTTCTCTATTTTGTTGGTCAATTCTTGAACCATGCTTAACTTTGCACCCGAATTGGGTACGGCCTGCGCACTCCTGCGTGGACGGCCAGCCTCGGAAGCGACACCGATAGTGCCGCTTTCGTTATTTTTAGTCACCACCACAGCAGTATCATAGCTGCCGCCAGCGTTCTTGTCATTCGCTATTTCTACCGAATAACCCTTGCCCAATTCCTTTTCACACCATTCTTTCAGTTCAGCCTTTGTAAATCCTTTCTGATAAGCCTTGATGCTACCATTCGGGCGTAACACAAGTATCTCCGACGGGTCGTCAAGAGTTATACGCGTCTCACCCTCCTTACCTTGTTTGCGAATACTTTCAGCACTACGCACATTGACAACCAATTTGCCGCCAACTTTCAATTTATCTGCCATATTGTGCAGCACATTGGCTCGCCAGTCATCTGGTATCACGTTCAAGACTGCATTGCTAATAATGTAGTCATACTTCTTGCCCACCTCATCATAATTTCTGTAAGTAGGAGCTGTGCGGTTCTCTGATGGATAAGGCTCCACGTCCTCAGCGTCAATACCATTTTTGCGCAACCATTCCGTACCAAGGCCAAGGCCGCTGCTCGCATCAAGCACATCTACCTTTTTTCCACCAGAATCACGCATCACCCAATCGCCAAACTTCTTGTAAGAGTTGAGTGTGTTCTTTACTTGTGTAGTGTGTCGGCCATCTTCATTTGTTTGTTCGTCAATCCAACGCGAGCCATATTCTTGACCAAGTTCTTCGCTTGTGCGGTACCTCACATCTTCCACATTCTCGTCAAAACGCTTCGAAGGAGCAATAATCTCGCCATTATCATCACGCGTCACAAGGTCATTCAACTTGCGGCTGTTCTCCACATTCTTATACTTGTAGCCCTTGCCATCGTCAAAGCCCCATTCACGGCTGTCATTTCCGTCCCACCAAAGCTCATTCACTGGCACCTCATCTTCTATAATGCGGTAGTCACCCTCCAACCGGTTCTCACCGTGCATCTTAGCATACGCTCTCGACGGAGTCACCCAGTCACCATTGCGCAACTTGCCCTCCTTCACCGAGCTGGGCACAGCACGATACACCTTCACCTTCACATCTTTCTCACCACGCCTTATTGCAGCCATGGCATCATTTATCGCGTTTACCGACTCCACAGCAGTAGCGTCAGTCTGCATGTACTTGCGAGGCTCATGCCAATAATTCTCGTCAACAAGCGAATACCCCAAAGCAATGTCCTCCACATTCACATCAGGAGCATTATCCTCCACATCAGCCCTGCGCGCTGCATCACTCTCATACCCTGGGTTCGACGGTGCCACCCATGCACCCACACCCTGGTACTCACTTTCAGTATCGTCATACCCCTTGCGGCGGGCAGCCTCGTCAAGCATCTCGCGGGCAGCAGCATCGTCACCACGCTCAACCGCCTCAAAATAACGCCTGTCAAGTTCCTCAGCCGGCAACAAACGCAACTCATCAGCACGAGCCTTACGCTTTGCCGCCTCCTCCTCGGCACGCTTGCGGGCAGCCTCCATAACGCCACGCTCACGCATCTCAGCATCAATATACTCCTGCCGCAACACCTCTATGTCACCATAACGTTCAGCAAGCTCCTTTTGCACAGGGCGGAACAACTTGCCAAACTCCGAAAGCTTCATGCCACGGTTTGCCACACGCATCGTACGGCGTATTTCAGTCAAGGCAAAATTAGCCTTTTGCAAGTTGCCAGTCTCCATGCCCAACGCATAATCCTTCACCATATCCTCGCTGACACCATACCGGCTGGCAAATGCCGTGTAGTCCTCCGCGTCACGCACATTCTCGCCAGCACCCTTCTCGCCCATGAATTGATAGCGCATCTTCTCCTTCTGCGCCTTATCCCCCATGAACTTTCTCGGGTCCACACCGTCAAGCAAATCCTTCATCACTCTGTCAGCCACCTCCTCGGCACTCGTATAGTGAATGTGAAGGAAGTCTGCCACAGCCTTCCAGAACTTGTCAATGGCACGCTTCACACGTTGCAGCGCGCTCACCGCCTCAGCCTTGCCCATCACGCCATCACCCTCGGCAGCAGCCTTGCGCATCTCCTCACGAAGTCGCTCAGCACCCCGTCGGCCCGAATACGTGGCAAGCACCTCGTCAGCAATCTCATCGTCTGTCTCAAGTTCGGGATAGGCCTTCTTCACCTCCTCCCAAACCTTGGTGCCCTTCATCAAGTCAACCACATTCTTCCACTCCTCCGCATTGTTCGCCTTCAGCGCACTCGCCCACAAGTGGGCATACTCATGCACAGGTGTCTCAGCATTCGCAATCCTCGGGTCATAGTAAATCTTGCCGCCAACAGTAAAGCCATAAGCCTCACCATTCTTGGTCTTGAAAAAGCGCACATGGTCAGTTATCTCCGCGTCATTCTCGTTGAAGATAACATAGTTCTTCGCACCGTCCTTACGGCCGCCACTGCGAAATTCTGCCGGATATTTAATGCCGACATAACCCAACGACGATAGTAATTGCGATGCCTTCTTGTCACTGCCAAGCAACTCCGCAAGCTGTACGTAAGTATCAGAGAACAAAGTTCTTGGAGCAAATTTCCCAAGTTCTTTATTCAGCTCGCTTAGCCTTCCTTCATACGCTTCTTTTAGTTCCTTATCAGCGCGTAAAATACTTACCAAGCGTGACACCAAATCCTTACCAGTCTCTGAATTCCAATCCAGATAATTCTTACCATTGTCTTCGGGAATTTCTATGGTGTAGAGGTGACTTTTAGGCTTTCTGATACGAATGCCTTTTAATGAGAGTAAGGTTCGTGCCGCCTTAATTTTCCCCTCCGCATAGTTTCTTGTATCGCCTATGCTTTGATAAAACAAGTTTTTATATTGAGCCAAATCGCCTTTCTTCAAGATGTCTTTGGCTCTTGTTACACCATGCCGTTCAAGATTGTACATGAAGTCATTAAGCATATTCTCGTTCCTGTCTCCTATCTCGCCCAGTACATAATCATGAAATTCATCAGAAGGCATTTCTTTACCACCATATAAATATGTTGGTTTTTTGCGGGCGCTTTCGGCATACGCCCTGCCTATACCTTCTACCTCGGTCACATAAGTGCCCCAGCCATAAGCCTGCGCACCTTCGCCCTCGCCCATGTGACTATGGTCAAAGTGGTCAAACTCAGCACCGCTGCCATGGTACACGCGGTGCTCCTTCGCACCGTCTTCGTTCACCATGTCAAGCACACGCTGGCCATCTTCCGTGCCAATCACATCAAGGCCACTGCCCTTCATGTGCTCTACCACCACATCACGAAGAACAGTCTCCTCTTTAGACGGCTTGTGCACCATCTCAACACTATGTGCCGTTTCACCACCATCACCACTCGTCAAGAATATCTGGTCCTCACGGCTCACGTCCTCAGTCTCAGCAGCAAGGCTCGCACGGCGCTCCTCCGCGCTCATGCCCATACGGCTCTCCACATTGCGGCTCTCCACCTCACCGGCAAGCGACTTATAACTGCCAAAGTCATCATCACCTACAGATGCCTCGTAAAGCCCTCTGTTCTTCTTGATGAGCTCCTTCGCCTCAGCCTCCTTGCCCTCAGCACGCAACTGCCTTATCTGCTTCGTCACCTCGGCCATCTGCTTCTTTATCTCCGACCGCACCATCGCAGGACTGCCACCTCTGGCAAAACCCTCAATCTTCTGAATAGCATGTTGTATCTCATGATTGAGAATTTCAACGGCAGGCTTAGTAAAATACCCGTCATCGTCCGTAAGCAAATAGGTATTAAGACGAATTGTTTCCTTTCCGTAGTTATATTCTCCGACTCCCTTATACCCCATATCTTCAAGAACCACGGGCATATTTTTCAATGAGGGATAGCTCGCGAATAAAGCCTCTTTATCTTTATTATCTTCAAGCAAATCATTAAGCGTTGCTTCCGTTTTTACGCTTCTATTTATAAGCTGAAGACCGTCATAAAACCTTACATCTCCAACTTCATAACGCCACTTGCCGTCTGCACCACGTTCCCAGCCAGTAGCCATCTTTATAGCCTTGGCGTCCTTCTTCTCAGCCTCCATCTCGCGAGCCACACTTAGGTTGTCAAGTCGCGTGTTCACCTCATCGGCATGGTCGGCAGCTGCAGCACCCTTCTCACCAATAAATTGCTCACGAATTTTGTTGTAATCTTCAAAAAACTTACCGCCATCGTAGGATTTATCAACTCCATTCAGTAAATTTGCAGCAGTTATAGAGTTGTTTGTATTGGGGTCATCACCTTCGGGTTTGACCAATGTTCCTGCAAGCAACTCTATTTTTGTTGCTTCATAGCTATATGCTTTCTTTGCAGACCGTTCGCTCTTGACATCCTCCTTCAGCGTAACCTTAACCCTATACAGCTTTCCGTCCATACGTACTGCGCCATACAATCTGTGTATGGTTACATTGGGATTGACGCCATTCTCTGCCGAACGCACACCATCTTTCCCCTTCTTAAAGTCCGCATGTTGTTCTGCATCTACACTTTCACGAATAACATCAGGCAACACCTTCAACACAGCCAAGTGAACGTCCTTGCTCTCACTCTTGTCAACTGCACTCTGCGACAGATATTTGTCAACGGCCGCATTGCTGATGCGTATATCACCCTTGCCACCAGTCTCTTCACCGCTATAAGTGCGTGCTATATGCTCCTTAGCCCAAGTCTTAGCCTCCGCATAATTCTTAAAGCCATGCCCGGCCTCAGCCTCCACTACATTGACACGCGTCTCAGGACGAAGGCTCTTGCCACCGTCCATCATGCTGCGCGGGTCCACACCGTCAAGCAAATCCTTCATCACTCTGTCAGCCACCTCCTCGGCACTCGTATAGTGAATGTGAAGGAAGTCTGCCACAGCCTTCCAGAACTTGTCAATGGCACGCTTCACACGTTGCAGCGCGCTCACCGCCTCAGCCTTGCCCATCACGCCATCACCCTCGGCAGCAGCCTTGCGCATCTCCTCACGAAGTCGCTCAGCACCCCGTCGGCCCGAATACGTGGCAAGCACCTCGTCAGCAATCTCATCGTCTGTCTCAAGTTCGGGATAGGCCTTCTTCACCTCCTCCCAAACCTTGGTGCCCTTCATCAAGTCAACCACATTCTTCCACTCCTCCGCATTGTTCGCCTTCAGCGCACTCGCCCACAAGTGGGCATACTCATGCACAGGTGTCTCAGCATTCGCAATCCTCGGGTCATAGTAAATCTTGCCGCCAACAGTAAAGCCATAAGCCTCACCATTCTTGGTCTTGAAAAAGCGCACATGGTCAGTTATCTCCGCGTCATTCTCGTTGAAGATAACATAGTTCTTCGCACCGTCCTTACGGCCGCCACTGCGAAATTCTGCCGGATATTTAATGCCGGCATAGCCTAACTCCGCCAATGCAAGTGATGCTTTCTTGTCACTGCCAAGAGCCTCCTGCAATTCCGCATACAAATCAGCTCCAGTCGCATTAGGGTTCAAAACAACGGCGCTTTCACCTCTCTCATATCTGGCAGGGCTATCCTGTACCCTCTCAAAACCATTACTCTCCAAAAACGAGCCAACATCTTTCAGTAAAGATTCAGAAGGGTGCCCATTCCAATCCAAATAATTCCCACCATTGTCATCGGGAATTTCAACAGTGTAAAGGTAATTATGTGGTTCATAATCCTTTAACTGTTCCTCCCATTCCGAGATTTGAGCTTCCACTTCTGCCTTATATTCCCCTTTAAGGAAAGGCAACTGCTCCTTGGCACGATAGATATTCGATTCAAGTTCACTACGTTTCAAAGACCACTCCTCACGACTCATTGAAATTCCGTTCTTTGAACGTATCGCATACCCCTCGCCAATGCCTCTCACCTCGGTCACATAAGTGCCCCAACCATAAGCCTGCGCACCTTCGCCCTCGCCCATGTGGCTATGGTCAAAGTGGTCAAACTCAGCACCGCTGCCGTGGTACACGCGATGCTCCTTCGCACCGTCATCATTCACCATGTCAAGCACACGCTGGCCATCTTCCGTGCCAATCACATCAAGACCACTGCCTTTCATGTGCTCTATCACCACATCACGAAGTATAGACTCCTCACGCGTAGGGGGTTGTGCAGACTTTCCGACAGCCTTTTGTTGACGCAAATCTTCTGGCAAAGCACTATACTTCTGCGTTACCATTTCATCTGCGGCATCTATTTCCTTCTTTGCCTCTGCATACATCTGCTTTAGCACGGGGTCAGCCTTCATTGCTTTGCGCTCCTGCAATCCTTTTTCTGAAGTGCTTTCTGCCGATGTCGTAGCCTGAGTAGGATAATGCTCAAAAACATAGTCCTGTATTTTATCCCCCCATTTCTGTTCCACGTCTTCCAGATGGTCTAAAGCCTTTTCATATTCAAGGACTTCATTCCGCTCCACACTCTTACCCTCACCCGAAGGCACAACACCATTCTTCACCGACGAGTACTCACCAAAAGGCTTTGTCTTGCGCTTGCTTGATGCAATCCACTTCTCAAAGTCTTCGAGATTCACAGCAGTCACGTCAATTCTACGACCATTCTCCCAACCATTCTCATAGTTAGCAAGATAGTCGCTCTTTGCTTCGTCAGCATCGTTGAATCCAAGCATCACCTTATGCTCGTCAAAACTGCCATCTGGGTTGTACTGGTCCACTACAAACACCTTGCGTCCGTTCCAACCATCAATGTCATTAGAGAGGAACACGTCTATATGGTCACCATCAACACCCACTGCACCACGAATGTAGCCATAAGTGTTGTTCATCTTGCTTTCCCACTGCTTGCCGTCAGCATCAGTGCCTTTACGCACACTGCCCTGCGGCTGCTCAATGGTGATGTCGAACGTACCAACTTGCACATGCCCCTTCTTATAGTTGCCGGCTTCTTTCTGCGCCTCTGTCGGTTCAGTGTTCACTTCGGCTGAGGCGGTGGCTATCTTCTCACTCAACGGGGTGTCACCCTTACCCGAAGGCACAGCATCTCCAGTGGCCGACGACTTCTCACCATCGGTCACACCAACTTTAGCACCCTCCAACGAAGGGGCTGCTACTTCCTTGCCACCACTTACTGCTGAGCGTCCCCGCTCTGCTGTTCCTTCAAGATGTCCATCGCCTTCAGAGCTGCCTCCGAGCTGTCCATCTCCGGGTGTTCCTCCCGCAACTGCTTCATTATCGGAACTATTTCTGCCGGAACTCGGAACCGTCTTATCTGCCCGCTCGGCATTTCTATTGGAATAAAGATTGTGTTGTCGTTCATTTTCTCTTTCTTTATATGCACGTTTAATGAAAAATTGCAGCGTCGGATTCTTTGTAATGCCGTCAAGTACCTGCTCACCTTCCACCACCATGCGGCCCACAGAATGAGCTATAACCTCATCTGCAAGCATCGGGTTAGCATTCTTGCCCTCTGCCTCTAACTGCTCAGCCTTTTCCTCATAGACGGTAGAGTCTGACAGCTTTTCAAGAATGTCAACCAACTCATCTTGTGAAACCTCATGCGTGTCCTCAACAGCATACACTATGGCATTCACATTCTCGGGAAACTCCGCATTATCAGCATGAGTATACTCATGGGCAAGCGTTTCAGCTACATCTTTGTCAAAATTATCACAACCTTCTACAAAATAATAAACCTTCTTATTTTCATAGTAGGCAGGCATACGCATGCCCTTTTCAAGCATTTCAACATACTTCGCCCTGTCCTTCTCAGGCACAGCCGCCAAAAAGTCATCACGCGTCAGCAAGAACTCCGGCACAGGGTAACCATTCTCCTCAGCAAAACGCGCAATGCCATCACGCATCTCACCAAGCACACGCTTACGTTCCTCACCCTCAGCAGTCTTCAGCTGCGCTGCAAGGCCGTCAAAAGCCTCACTTAATCCACGCTCGCTGCCCGCGCCGCCTTGATGGCTCGGGCCAGCAACATCGCCTTGTTCGCCGCCTTCGCCTCCGACGCCTTGTCCGTCTGCAACCGACGGGGTTCTTCTATCGTATTCTTGTCCATTGTTTAATAACTCATTTACCTCGTTAATAATCTGTCCCTTACTCTTCACGCCACCGGCAAACATGTCACCAATGCCCTGGGCTGAGTCTGCTGCCTGCGTATTATAAAACGACAGCACCTTCTTCAGCTGCGTCACACGCCCATCGTTCATCACGTCTGCCAGCATCATCACAGCAGCATTGTTGTAGTCTGCCACCGTCGCACCATCGTCCAGCTGGAACAAGTTACCCTGGCGCGCATGCTGGCTCACATGCTGACCAAGCTTAAAACCAGCCTTGCGGGCCTTATACACCAAGTCTACAGCAGCAGCCAACTCCTTCGACAAGTCATAACCACCACCCAGGCGGTGACAAGCCACCACCTCAGGCAAAGCAGCCATCACAGCCTTGCGCATGCTCTTCACCTCAGTAATCTGACGCACAGCATCAGGGCTGCCCTGGAACACCTTGCCCACAAGCACACCCTCAACCATAGCCTGACCGCTCTCGCTCAAACGGCCGCCGTCAAACAACTGCGCCATCTCTGTCTGAGGTATCACGCCAGCATCAGCCAACTCCTTCACCACAGAAGCAGTAGCAGCATCATCAGCATAAAACTCAGCCAACGACTCATGACGGCCTATCACGTCCATCACACGGCCAAACAAAGCATCGTCCACCACCTTGCCAAGCTTCACAGCCATCTCAGTACGGCTCTGGCTCTTCTGCTCACGCTGGTTGAACTTCGCAAAGGTCTCCGACGTGTAAGGCATCTCACCATCAGGCACAAACACCACACGAGGGTGCTTAAACCCTTCCACCTGCTCCGTCGTAAAACCGAACTTGCCGGCATGCCCGCGAAGATACGCATTATATTTCGCATCACTACCATTCAAAGCCGCAATTTCACCAGCCATGGTACGGCCGTTACCCGACAGCACCACACCATCACCACTCACCACCACAGGGCTTTGCAGCGCACGGCTGTCATAATCAGCAGCCATGCCACGCGTCACCTGCTGGGCCTCAGCGTCACGCTTATAGTCACGGTCATTCACAGTCTCACCATTCACGTCCACAGGGTAACCCTCAGTCTCCGCAAACCCGTTCGTAGCCTGGTGCGAAGCACTCGCCGCACCACTCTCCGTCAGCACATAATGACCGGTCACCACCTCACCATTAGGCAAAGTAATCTCATCTGCACCACCATCTACCTTCGGAGCATTCTCCCACTTCTCCTTAATGGCAGGAGCCACAGCGTTACTGCCCAAAGCCTCCTGCTCGGCAGCCTTCTGCGCCATCTCAGCCTTGCGCTGCTCCTCCTGCGCCACGGCATCGTCATACAACGCCTTGTCCTTCTCCTTGCGCGCACGCCGTTCCTCAAGCAACACCTTGTCACGCTCAGCCTTCACCGCATGCCAGTAGTCCACAGCCTTCTGAGCCTCAGCCACACGAGCCTCATAGTCTGCCTTAGCCTCCTTGTAAGCCGCAATGTTAGTACCCATCTTAGGAGCCTTGCCCTTAACCTTTTCAAGATTCTTCTCAGCCTCAGCCACCTTGTTCTCCACAAAAGCATTCGCCTCCTCAGCATCAAGACCACTCTCCTTGAACACATAGTCATGACCACGCTTCGGAGTCGTCGCAAGCCAGTCCTCCTCCTGCACCGCATTCTTCCCCTTGCCAACAACACGCATCGGCATAGGAGCATTTTCAGGCACATCAACTTGCACACTTGAAGATTGTTCCGTACCTTTGCTCTCAGAAGACAAGTCGGTTTGAGGAGTGGAAAGGCTTTCCACCTTATCCTTCGGGGATAACATAACGAGTTCGCCGCCGTTCTTCTCGGCTTGTTTTTTTATTCTGTATATTCTGTTTGATTCTCGTTCATCAACCGTAAACCAGTCGACAATTTCTATATTATCCTTATTCTCGTTTACTTCAAGTACCACGGTAGGACTTTCATCGTCAATTCTAATAGCAACCCAATGCAAAGGTTTGTCGTTGGATTGTCTCTGACCCACCAAGTCTGTATTATACAATGCAGCTTTAAGTATAGCCCTGCTCTCATCAGAATAGAATCCATGCGCTCCCCAGTTTTTCTTAAAAATATTCTTCTTGATAATGACTGGCTTACCATTTGCATTTAATGCCGCGTCCACATTCTGAGGCAAAGCAGGCAACTGCACATTACGTGTAGGAGCAGAGAAATCCTCGTCCGTCAGTTCATCTACAGACTTCACCTCCTCCACCTTCAATGTTCCATCTTCATTAACAGGGTTACCCTGGTTGTCAGTTAAAACGTAATTCTTATTATCAATCAAACGTGCATCACCTTCATTGAAAGCAATGCAAATTCCAGAATAGGACCAGAGTTCAGTTTCGCCTTCAACATTCTCTAAGTAAACGGTATCATCTTCTTTGTCCACGCGAAGCAGCTTATATTCATGCCCTTCGAGTTCAATTACAGAACCAACGCCAAATGCAGGAACACCATCACCTTCAGGACTACCCGTCTGAGCTGCGTTCAGGTCAGTTGTTTCACGCTTCAGCACACCGCTTTCCACCATCTGCTCAAACGTGCCATCTTCATACGTCTGCGCCTTCCCGTCTGCGCCAACAGCAACCACCTTGTCGCCATCAACGCGCTTAACGGTCAGCGCATTACCATCGCTGTCTTCAAACACGTCACCAGCCTTCAAGCCCTCCGTTGCTACATCAGGAGCAGCCTCCGCCTTGGGTTCAAGCACCTCAGCATCACCACTCTCCAGCTTCGCATCAAGCGCACTACGGGTCCAAGCAAGTTCCTTCCCGTGCTCGTCAACAAGCACCACAGTCTTCTCACCTGCCGACTTTACGTCATACTCATGCCCATTTATCTCAACACGGCTGCCATCTGTGTAGGCAGGTTCCACAACTTCCGCCTTGCCACCATCAGCAGACACATCGCCATTGGCAGCCGCATTACCCTCGGCAGCCGCATTACCCTCGGCAGTTCCCTCGCCATTGGCAGCAGCCTCCTTCGCACGCTCGTTCGCCATATACGCCTCCGACAGTGTGCTCGGGTCCGCTGGCTCACCAACATTCATTAGCTGGTCCGGACTCGTATACTCATACTTGCCCGTCTCAGCATCACACACAACAATACTCTTGTCCGACTTCGCCACATCTATGCCCGACTTGTCCGTATATTGCACCACATTGCCATCAATAACATACACCTTTCTGTCACCAGCCTTCATCGTGGCTGGCACCACCTGTCCGCTGCCCTTGTGCGTACGGTGCTGGGCATAGGCTTCAGCAAATTGCTCCGGACCCTGCAGTTGCGCATCGGGGGGTGTCACCGCATCATCTGACGCCGATTTGTCATAAAGTCTTTCAAGATAGGTTTGCACAGCCTGCTTCTCTGCATCAGTGCGCTCGGCTTCTGGTTTGCCCAAAGCCTTGTCCACCTCCACACCAGTCTGTTCGGCAATATCCTTACGTATGTTTTCCGGCAATAACGTCTTGGCCCTCTCCACCGCTTCGGGGTTCGACGCAATAGCCTCGTCTATCGATTTCGCAAGGTCCTTATAACTGTCATAATCTTTGTTGCCCTTCTTCACCTCGCCGTACACGCGCATGGCCTCATTCACATCGGCATTCGGAGCCACAGCCTTTATAGCAGTCTCTACCACAGCAGCCTTGGCCTGCATCTCCTTATATTGCTCGCCCATGTCAACGGTATTGAGCTCTACTTGGCGTATGATTTTGGCTTCCTCTCTCTTGGCCGATGCCTCATCTCTAAAACGTCTGCTCGTTACAACCTCGCCTTCCGACGTCACCGACTTCACCCAGATGTTGCCCTTGTCGTCCTTACCCACGTTCCAACCGGTAATAGTACCCATCGGCAACTGACGGCCGGTCAGCATATAATAAGCCTTCGCCCTTGCCGCCTGGCTCACATTCGGGTCTTGCATGAGTTTTTCCATCGTGGCATAACCGTCAAACTCGGGGTGCTGCTGCAACCACTTCATTTTCGGGTCTGCCTCTGCCTCTTTCTTGCCACTCCCCACATCAAAGTATACCGTCAAGCCATCAGTGTTTTTGGGGCGTTTCGGCTGACTGGGCTTCTTCTTCGGCAGTACCTTCTCGGTGGGGGTAAGCAACGCTGCAAGGTTGCCATAACCCCTCTGCTTCAACTCGGCAAGTTCCTCCTTCGTGAATCTAACGTCTGGCTGATTGCCATTCCATTGCTTGTTCGCACCCGCGTCCATGGTCCTTTTCAAGTTCTCCGCAAAACCTCTGCGGTTCTTGTTGCGCTCCTCCATGGTCCGCGGATTTGCCACAGGGCGCATTCCGGCTATAACCTGGCCAGCTGACTTCACCATGTGCTGACCCTTGAAGCCTACAATCATTGCCATGCTTTCGGTCCACGCGTCCACAAAACTCTCTTGTCCAGAAATAACTGCCGGCATGGCAAATATCGTACCTTCGGCCACGGCTGATGTCGCTACCTCGCCAAGTCTTGTCGCCACCTTGCCAGTCGCGCTGGTCGTGGTTTGCACCACTTTGTCTGCCACATTGCCCACCGACGGCGACACCATACCGGTCATCGCGCCAAGTCCGGCACCTTTCAAGGCCGACAAAGCCACAGCACCTGCCGAATAGCCCTCATTCTCGCGAGTCTCGGGGTTCACGTGTCCGCCATACACCCACTGTCTTTCGGCCTCCTTCACGCCTTCGTAGGTGCCCATCATGCCCATGCCGCTTGCCGCACCAGTCGCTAACCTGCCTGTCATCGTGCTGCCAAACAAACGGGCACCCACACCAGGAGCACTCCCCAGCACAAAGCGGCCGCCTATGTTCAGTGCAGCCCTACCGCCAAGCGAACCTACATATGCACCAACCCAGTTCGTCGGGTCAAACGCCATGCCCGTAGCCGTACCGAACACACCGGTCCAACGGTGGCTCTTGCCATATTCCTCATTGGCTGCTTCGTAGGCCGCCATGTCGCCTGTCGTGCCAGCCCCGTAGCGCGCCAGACCTCTGAACACACTTGTCAACAGGTTAGCATCAACGGCTTTCCTAAGGAAGAAATCCAACTGGCTTTTGGGCGCATTCATCTTAACCGCATACTTGTACACAGCATTCTGCACAAGTGCACGTGCCTCTTTCTCCGCCGACGCCTGCACCTGTCTCTCCAGCGCATTCGGGTACATCTTTCTAAGGCGCGCATAGCACGATGCCGTCATCTGCTTGCCCACACGCGCCCAGGCGTTATCACTCATCTTCTGCAAGTCAAAGTGCTTAAGTCGCGACTCCTCATTCTTGCCTGAGTTTGTGGCCCCATCTACAACGTGCATTTCACGACCTCCACGAAGCCACGGATTACCTCCATACACTTCTTTCGCATTCGCATTTCTGTCAGCTTCGTAGGGCTTCTCGGCTTCCTTCCATAATTGGGCCGCAACAGCAGTAGCAGGTGCTTGCGCAGCCACCGCTTGTTTGTCGTTATAGTCATTATAGCCAGGATAAAGTTGCTGCTGTACCGCCTCGTCTATTTCATTCTGCTCCATGTCAGCCGCAGCACGGCTCGTATACTCATTACCCGACTCTGTCAAGTAAGTCCGCTCCATCTTACCCGTCGCAGGGTTAAACTTCGGCTTCGTAGCAACCACACGGCTGTTCCCGCCAAGTTTTGCCCCACCGCTATCCTTGCCGCCAAGCTCCACACGCGGTGTTCTCAGTCCCGAAGTGGCTCTTGCATAATCCATGCGGTTCTTTGTGCGCTGCACCGATGCGCCAACCTGTTGCGACATCTGTTGCGCCCACGCCATACCTGCCTGTCGCTGAGCCGCCGTCAACTGCCCGTTACGCGGTTGCGGCTTCGCGGCTGGCGCACGCTGTACCGGTGCTGCGGCCTGTGCTGTCTGTTGAGGGTGGGCAGTATGCGCCGCTGCTGGCTTCTGTGCCGCGGCAACGGGGGCTGAAGGCTTAATAGGGTGTACACCAAGCCATTGGGCAAATTGTTCATAAGTGCCAGGGTCGCCACCACTTTTCTTGAGGTCTTCATACACCATTCTACGGTTCTTATATCCTTGCTCTCTTGGCGCATTCAGAAAGTCATAAAATTGTTCTTCCGTGCCACAATCACCTCCGGCTTCTTGCAGGTCATGGTATACTCGTTTGCCGTTAGCAGATAGTTTTTTCTTCTTTGGTCCTGTCTCCATATTTCGTTCGGTATGTTCGGTTGTTCGGTTTATTAGTAATACTTCCGCCCCTTCAAAGGCTTGTCTTTTTTATACGTCCTCGTCTTCGTCGTTGTTGTATGCCTTGGGTTGCCATACGTGTCCGTATAATCTCTTGTCGTTGTCTCTGTATAGTCCTTACCGGCAGAGCTCTTCGAACCTCCGCCCTTCTTGCCAGACTTGCCATTGCCGCTTCTATTTGCCTTCTTTTCTAATGCTCTATTCCTGGCAGCAATCGCTTCAGATTCTGCCACTTTATAGGGCAACATACGGGTCAGGCATTCGGCCTTCGTGTTATAGTACGCAAACGCTGCGTCGTCCTTCCTGTTCATGGCATCAATTCTGCCAGCCTGGGCAGCAGCAAGTGCCTGCTTGCGTGCCAATTCAGCATCAAGTCGGTCTTGGTTCGCCTCGTCTATCGCAATCTTGCGCTTCCATTCCGAGTTCTGGTTAGCAAGTTCCTGCATCTTCGCTGTATAGTTAAGGTAATTATCCTCACGTTCCTTACGTGCAGCCTGTGCCTTGTCATAACGCTCACGCCACTTCGGCAACATACCATTCTGAGCCTCATACATGCTCGGCGCACCCTTGCTCGACGTCACCATATTACTGATAGCTGATATGCCATCACCCAATGCCGCAATTATAGCATTCGCACGCTCGCGTTTCACACGTTTTTTGCGCTCATCTTCTGTCTCCGGAGCATAATTGGCACGGCCCTTCTTAAGCAACTCAAGCATCTCTGTCATACCACGCTCACGCATCTCCTCCGACTTATCATCAGTCAGAGGCTTGTGCGTATATCTATACGTCTGTGCAGGTGGCAAATCATCATTGCCGCCCGCATTCTGTGCTGATGGCTCTGCCACTCCACCAGCAGCCTGTTGTCCAGCCTCCGTTGTCGTACCACCTGCAGGCTGCCCAGTCTGCTTCGTCTGAGCTGGTGCCGTGTCAGCACCAGCCTTTTTCTTATCCTTGTCAACTTCTTCTGTCATGCCTATAAATAGTAACCATTAGACTTTCTCTTCGCATTCTCCGCCATCTCCTCAATAGATGGCATACCAGTATCATTAGCCACAGGGTTACTTCCAGTCGACTTACCTGTTTTTTTGCGCCCCACCGAATCACCACTATCTATTGCCGATGCCAAATTGCCCGCCGTCGCGCCAACCTGTCTCACAGCCTCAGCAGTGTTCTGAGCCTTCTGAGCATCAAGTCCAATCTCCTCACGCGCAATATTATGCTGCTGGTTGCGGTAGCTATCCTCTATCGAGTCCTTGCGAGCCTCACCGGCAGCAGCTATCTGGCTCGTCGCGTCAGCAAGGGCCTTCGCGTTAGCCTCCTTTGTAGCCGCCACACTCTCCTCTGTGCCACCAACTACCGCCTGGGTCGCTGCAGCCTCCTTGTTACGACGCCGTATCGACTCCTCTGCCAGTCGCAACACACGCTGGGCATCAGCGCGCTGTGTCACATCTTCATTCATGCGTCTGTTATACCAAGCAGTGTTCTCCGCCTTCTCGTTTGCAAGGGCATCTGCCTGCTTCTGTGCAGCCTTACGTGCCTTTATGCCGCCATATATCTGGCTGCCTATCGACACCGCCGCACCTATCAAAGCTCCAATCATAGTTTTTCTCTCTTAATTGATTATATATAGCACGAAATTAGTGCAACAACCATTCACACACACTTTATTTCCAACTTACAAAACTATTGCCGTCCGGCAAAACCGCTACTTTTAAGTTGAGTAGTTGATGAGTTGGAGTTTCAAGTTGAAAAGTTTAGAAGTTGAAAAGTTAAGAAGTCACCTCTGCTTGTACAACTTTTGAAAGCGACCTCTTAACTCCTGAACTTTTCAACTTTTCAACTTCCCCCTCAACTCTTCACCCCCGTACTACCTATCCCGTTAGCACCTCTCTCGCTGTCAGATAGCTCCTCTGCCTCAACATACTCAACCGATGGTATAGGCATAATCACAGCCTGCGCTATGCGGTCACCTACCTCGTAGTCACAATCAAGCCCACGAAACATAACGTGCACCTCGCCACGGTAGCCACTATCCACCACGCCCACACAATTAGCCATGAGCGCATGATGCTTGTAGCTACTGCTACGCGGATATACGAACATCGCATAACCATCAGGCAACTCAAACGCAAGCCCCGTGCCGAACACGACTACACCATGTTCGTAGTCTTTCCGCATCGATGTCGCCACAAGGTCAAAACCAGCATCACCAACATTCATTCGCTGCGGCATCACCGCATTCTTACTTAATTTCTTTGTTTTAATTATAAGCATCTTTCAAAATGTGTATTTTTAGTTACAGTCTTGCTCTGTGTGAAGCCATTACACGCGGTGCGCACAGAATTAGAAAAGAATTTCGGGCATCGTCCTTTGGCGAACCTCATGCAATCACCGAATTGCCCCGTTGTCTTGCTGTTTGTCATATTGCCGTAATAGTCTTATTGCCTCGTCCAAGGCTTGTCCATATTCCTTTGCCGTTAATGGCATCTCGCTTATTGCCCCTCTGCGCCATTTCTGGTGCAGGTGCAGAGCATGAATAACTTGTTTTGTAGTCATATTATTTCTCATTAAAATTGCGCCCTCCGTGGTCACGAACCACGCGCTGCCGACACCACTGCACCATTAAAAGTCAATCCGTTAAGTTTAAGTTATTAAATTGTGGCATTGCAGAGAGGGCTTATGATTTTTTGCTATTGTTAATTGTCGTTCATTTGTTGTTTCGTATTTGATTGTTTAGTACTTTTGCAGTGATTTCTATTGGAGCTAACACCTCCCGAGGCAAACTTCCGATGCCTCTATCTCTTCTCGCCGAGAAAAGAAACAAGCCCATTGTCCTGCACTTTGGGCTTTTTCGTTGTCTGTCGGAAGCAGACAACTCGCCAACCGCAATAAAGCGGTTGAGCATAGCCAGAAAGGAGGTGTTAGCATGAAATCCAATAGAAATCAAAAGGAGAATGGCGTTGTTCGCGTATTCTGTAAGTATATCACGAAAAATGGTGTACGCATTTACCCGAAGAATGGTTCTATATTTTCTTTCGTTGTAGATAACAGAAAGGCGTAATATCGTCACTCATTGAACGTGTTGCAGGCACGTTCTTTTTTTGTACCCCACCTCGGACACGGACCGAGTGTTACCCGACCTCGGGCAATTAAAAAATCCAACTAAAACAAAACCATTTATATTTATGAAGTAAAAAAATATGAGGTTGGTAAGTGGGGTATGTCTGTTGCTAATTAGCTGCTCGCAATCGGTGGCCCGTCATGACGGTTGATGTCCTTCCAAAGCCAATAAACGAACAGCATTAGTGCTATTACTATCAGTAGTTTCATGTTTGTCAATTTTTTGAATGTGCGGCAACATAACCGCGAATAAAACCTTTAAGGCAAGCCTTTGCCATCAGTGGCGTACAAGTGCGCTGCTCGCCACACTCGTCACAGCGAATGCGGTCGGCAGCCTCACGCGCCCTTTGTTGAAGTGTTCTTTGCATCAAATTCCTTGTTTAGATTTTCAATGTAATTGTCAATTATGTGTTCAAGTTCTCTGTAAGCCTCGCTGTGGCCCTCGTAATACCCGTTCTCTCTGCCAATATACTTGCCAGCAAGGTAAGCAACGAACATACCACAGATAAACGCCACAGCGGCAAAAATCATCGCTATCATTCCTTACACTCCTCTTATTTGTCCTTATCCAAAGTATTCTCGCTTTGCCTCATCTTCAAGGTAGGCTTTCTCCTCCTCCTTGCCCATGAGTCCCTGCACATACTTCATGTCTCTTCTGAACATTTCTATTAGGTCATGCACAGAGGCCGCTCCCTTGTATTTATCTAAGCAGCACAGAGCGCGCTCGCACAATTCAGCAAGTGCCGAATAGCACTGCTCAAAGTCCGTGTGGTCAGAGTTCTGTATGGCATTGTCTAACACTGCATACATCTCCTTTATTTCTTCTACAAAAAGTTTCATCATGACTTTAATCGTTTGTTTTGTTATTTGCTGTTTTCTTGTTCTTTTTCAATTCTGTTTCGCATTGTTTCAAACCACATATCAAGCACCTTTCGTCTGTCGGCAAATTCCTGGTTTCTGCGCTCCTCTTCCAAACTGGCATATAAGAGTTGCCCAAACATCTCATGTCTAAGTTTCTCTATCTCGTTTTGCAGTTCGGTGAGTTGTGCCTCCTTGTCGGCAATCAGCGAGCCGTAGCAGTTCCTTGTCGCTTCATCATCGTCACGTTTTCTCTCACGCGATTTTTCGCGGTCTGTTTCAATCGCGTTATACTCTGTAAGGTAGATGTCGGCGAGCTCCGCTTTGGTGCGCGGCACGCGCTCTGGTATGTGTCTTAGCACAAATGCTGTCATGTCCTCTTTCATATCGTTCTTTGTTTAATCATTATCGAGCAGTCGCGCCCGTTCTGGCTTGTGAAATAGCAAGCCTTGTGAATGTTGTGTCTGTCACTCTCTGTATGCGACAGGGCAAATCGCAAACAAGCCTTGCGCTTCTTGCAGCCTTGCCCGTCACATGATTTAATCTTTGCCATTTTCGTCAAGTTCTTGTATTAGTTGCTCGTAGCTCTTTTTTGTACCCAACAACTGTTCGGTTACCTTGGAGAGTGGGAGACAGTACTTCCAAGTTTCTATATCGCCATCATACACGTAGAACAAAATTTCGCCATCAATGTCCTTACCTGCGCACACCTGTACCCACCACTCATCTTCCTCGCTATCTCTCACCAAACATGGCTGCAACTTTTGCGGCACAAAGTTTGTGTAGTCGCGATAGTAGGTGGGGACTTCAAGGCATAGGTCTTTGTAAGAACTAAATCCGATGCATTCTTTTCCCTCTTTAGTGAACGTAAAAATCTGTTCTCCTCCGTTCATATCAACTAAAGCAATGATAGGATAATTGCTATTTCCGCAATCTTTATTCCAGCAAATAATCCTTGCTTTATTTCCATCTACGTTTACTATCCGTCCTTTAGCCTCCTTGTTCGTTATCTTCTTCGCCAATTCGAGACTGAATGGAACTCTCTTAAAATTTGTTTGTGTCATTGTTGCTCGTTTTTAGTTGTTGCAGTTGATTCTGCATCAAGTTCTTGTATGAGTTGTTCGTAGCTTTTGGTAGTATCTACCAAATGTTTAGTAACATTATTGAGTGGTAAGATATAATTCCAATAACAATAACTTGCAGAATTAAAAAAAGTTGGGTCACCATCAGAATCTTTACCGCAGCAGACGCGAATTACCCATACGTCATAGTTAAAATTTCGTACTATACAAGCTTGCCATTTTTTCGGAACGAAGTTAGAGTAATTACAGTATAGATGGGGAACTTCGATGTGTAGATTAAATTTATCTTCCTTTCTGTCATCACGGCAAGTACCATCTAAGTTACACCTTACCCCTATTTCATATTCGCCACCACAATCAACAAGGACTGCGAGAATTTTATCTACTCCAAACTTCATATCAAAGCAAACTATTCTTGCAGTAAGTCCGTCCTCCGTAACGATGCGGCCTTTAACTTCCTTGTTGGTAATCTTCTTCGCCAACTCAAGGTCAAACGGAATTTTCTTGAATGTTGTTCGTGTCATATTATTCTTATTTTTAGTGTTATTTTCTGATAAGGTTGAAGTCAGCCCAAAGATTGATAAATTGTTTGCCGCAATACGTGGCGAGAGCTTCGCTCTTAAAGCAAAGGCGAGAACCGAAGCACGCAGACGCATCCGAGGGGGCGTTACGCGAGCGCGCAAAAGCGAAGCCCGCCCAGTCTCCTGAATAGTCGCCTGTTGATATGAGGTGTCGGTCGGCTTTCCACTCGTCACTCTTCTCTGACAGTTTTTCTTCCGTCCATAGCGTGAACCAAGGATACCAACGTTCCTCGTCTTCTGTGAACTGAGGCTTCCAACCCTCATTCATGGCGGCGGCGATGATGCGGAGCTTCATGTATGCGAGAATATCTCTGTTTTCCTCTGCAACTTCGGGGTCACGCAGATTTGTGTTCTTATAAGCGAGAACAAAGGGGTGGTCTATGCCTAACTCACGGCATGCGTCCTCAAAGGTCTTTACACGTTCTGTAATCGGGCGATTTGCGGCTGTCTGTGTTTCTGTTTCATTGAGTTCGGGTAAGAGAGCGAGAAGAACTTTTTTGACGCTCTCATCGGCTGTTTTCAAAGCAGCCTTTGCGTTTTTAATCTTTATTTCCATAATTCATTTTATTTAGTAATTGTATATCCACGTGCCTCCAGTTCATCGACAAGATAAGAATCATCGAGTTCACTTATAAATTTCTGTTGTGATGATTTGGTGCATTCGTCAAATATATTCTCAAGCACTTCTGCCTGTTTTTTCTCTGATACGTAAGCGAGAATATCGTAATCCTCAATCATTGCGCTTTTTTCTACTTGCATATTCTATTGTTATTTTTCAACCTATCACAAAGGCAATCTCTGTATCGCTCCATTGCTTTAAGTTGGTCAGTCATTAAGATTTTTTCTGCCATTGTAAGTTTCTCATACGTTTCTGTTCCCATAAACGTATCTAACTTCAATATTTTATTTGTCAGCTCTTCCAATTCGTCCTCCATGCGGTCAATGTAACTTTCATGCTCTGCATGGAACTTACATTCAACTTCGACACATTCTCCCAATGAGGGTACGTGCTCACGGAATACGTTAGATACACTATCCGTAGCGATTGGATAGCCGACCCAACATTTATCGTCTTTTTCGTAGCGGAATGGCTTCTCTGTCGTAAGGTAAACGTCAACGCTACAATTAGGTTTAGGCTGTTCGCTAACTATGTAGAACACTTCTTTTTGCATATTGATTTTATTTTGGTCTTTAATGTTATCTCACAAAGCAAGGAACAGAAACGATAAACCCGTCCTTGCGCAGACATTCAGGGTGGCCCGTAGCAGGTGCAACACAATCCGTTCTACCAGCCGCCTTAGCTGCCGCAAGTACCAAGGCACTCACGATGTATATGCAGCCGTCTTTAGGCTCTGGAAGCCCAGTTATGTCGCCATATTCAACCGAGCAAATGCCGTTATCATCAACCTCGCTGAAAGTGTTCTGAATTCGTGCCACCCCGACACTGTCATACTTCTCTCCGCTGTTAAGCGTTATCGAGTGGGGTGTGTAATTGTAAAGAGTTGTTGTCATTGTCTTATATGTTAAAATTGAATTGTTTACGTAACTGGCTCTCCAGTGCCTCCCTCAGCGCATCAAACGTCTTTGCGACATTCGGGTCTGTCAGTCTGTTTTCAACGAATGTGCAGCTGCACTTGTAGTCCATGCCCATGCTCGCAATCTTGTTGCGCATTTTGAGCAGCATTCTAATCTTTTCTTTTTCCGTCATATTCTGTCATTCGTTTTGCTCATTCGATTCATAAACCACCGCTTTTGCTTTTCGGTAGCAGGATAGCAACTTGTGATGAATCCGTAATGACGAGTGTACGGTTCATGTTGTATTCGTCCACGAGCATTGTCTGCATAGGCTTCATAATAAACTTCTCCTTCTGCGCCAATGTGATGGATTTTGATGAGCGTGTCGTCTGACGCATGAACAATGTCACCTTTACGCACCATGTTGGCTTCAAGCTTAAAACGGAACTGCCTACGAAGAAAAGCGTCTTGCTTAATATATGCTTCCATTTCTTCTTTAGTGTGCTCGCCTTCCCAAAGGAAATCAGTGTGACAACCACCGCGTGCATCATCAACCGACCAAGGAACTGCATACACAGACCACTCAGAACCGAATAATTTTGCTTGGCTATAAGTGCCATATTTTCTTATCCAGACAAGCATAGCACCATCGAAACGCGCCCAATCGTCACTTTTTACATCAGGCAAATCTGAATTGATAGGAAGAGCATAATGACCAGCGCAACCATTCGTTCCGAAATAGAACATTCGTTGTTTCTTTTCCATATTGTTTTGATAAATGCTACATTTTTTAATACATACGCTATTTATCTTTAAGTTCTACGGGATTATCGTTCCAAGTTAATTTTCTTCCAATAAGCTTTTCAATAGAACCTTTTGGTAGTCTTATAGCACAGGAGTTGAAAATATTTTCAATACACCACATAAAATCCACCCAATCCCGATAAGGCTTGGTGCTACATATACATTCTGTACCATTTTTATCTACTGCCAGCCATGCCATAATTACCATTCATCTATCTCGTCCACTCCATAAGCCTGCGGTAGCATACGAATAGTTTCTGACCCATAATTATCCTTTGTTAAAGATACGAACTCGCGGACTGTGGTGCTGCCATCAAGGTTTATGCCCTTATCCTTGCAAAAGCTCTCTCTCCCCATGCGGCATGAGCCAGTGAGGACGTGGTGATAAGCGAAAAGGTCGCGATTGGGATAGGGCGTGTCGTAGTTGGGGAATTTCTTAACAAACGCCTCTATTCGCTCCTCTTCGGTGCTCTCGTCATAGAGTTTCTCTTGCAAAGATGTGAAAGCATCGTGCAAGGTATCGCCATGAGCAAACTTATTATTTTCCTTGACAATGTAGCAAGGCTGCAAAGTAATGTCGCTTTTTAAGATAAAACCTTGCGCAATATTGCCGTGAACTGATTTTATAATGGTTTGAATACCATCTACGAGATGGACATTTTCTCCATTCAGTTCATTTACGCCTTTGCCAGAGTAAGAGCCGCCACAACCGCCAACACCACAACCATAGCCGTCTCCATAGCAACCGCCATCACCACAGCCATAGCCATTGCCAAAGCCATTGCCAGAGCCATTGCTGTAGCCATCTCCACCGCCAGAGCCATAGCCAGCTCCAGAGCCACCGCCATAGCTACAGCCGCCGCCAGAGCCACCGCCAAAGCCATAACCATTGCCATCGACAAAAACAGAGGTTGTACTCAAAAATGTTTTAATGCGCGTTTCTAAAGTTTCCATGCTGGTACTCCTTCTATTGATTCTATCGCTTTGTCAGTGCAAGGAATTATCTCTATTGCGTCAAGTATGGTAATACTCTCTACCGCGACAGTGAATTTGCATACACTCGGGTTAGACGTTCCATCTGCGGCAAGCTGAGAGAGAGAATCCGCTCCGTCCCAATACCAGATGCGACGAGCATTGTGCAGCGTAACCTCTTGGCCGTTGTGTGCTACAAGTGTTCCAAACTCTACTCCGCTGCGGTCGCCGCGGATAATGACTTTCTTTCCAATGTTTGTTTCCATTTCTTAATTTGTTTTTTTTGTTGTCACCACTTATTCGGGCAACTGTGATTATTGTTTATTTATTCTCAGAAAAGTGCATCAGTGTGTTGCATTGCAACTGATACCGACTTGTTGCTTCGTACATCGTGTTATGGCCTCGACTATTGCATTTTTTGCAACTGTCAGGCATTTGCGCTCCTCTAATTGGGATTGCGTTCGCGTATTATCTTGTCGTTGTGTTCGCAATCATCAATGCAGTTGCCCCACTTGTGAGCATAAGGCTTGAAGGCATACTTGCAATAATATCCGTCTGGCAGATAGAGCAAGTTCGTTTTCCACACATAGTATTTGCAATTCTTGCACACTGGCTTATTCATCGCATAATACCTCTCTTAATGTTATTCAATTCTGTTGCACTCAACGCCCAAGGCGCATAGAGCATTATCTCGTCAATGTGCGCTCTCACGCAATGCGGAAACACCAATCTCCCGTAGGAGTTTCTTCGTGTGTAGTGTAAAACTTTTTCTTCTATCGTCATGTTGTTTGTCAATTTATTTCACGCTATCGCGATATTCAAAGTTGTCGTTAGATTGTTCATTCGTTTTTATTGTTTGCTGTTTATATCTCACCTGTACGACCCGTTCTTGAACACCACAACCTCCATCATCTCGTTGATGCGGTCGGCTATCCTCACGCCATACTTCTCACGTATCTGCTTCCCCGTCAGGTTCGTAGTGATTACCGTAAACAACCGCTCATCGTACCGGCACTCAAGCAGCTCCGTCAGAGGCGTTGTCACATTGCCATAATCAAGCACCTCAGCAGGTTCGCGACCCATGTCCTCTATGGCAAGCATCGGGGTCTTTATCAGCTCCATCGGCTTCAACTTCATGCGCCGCACTATCGTACGAGCGTCTACCACATTCAGCCGGTCAAGACCGCGTTCCGTCTGCTCCTTGCTAAAACGGTTATTCTCCTTCAGCCAGTTCACTGCATTCTGCAGGGCATACAGCATCGTCGTCTTGCCATTGCCACACATACCACAGAACATCAGTCCTGTCAAGTGCACGTCCTTCGATGTCAGATACTTCGCCAGCGTGTCCACAATGCGAGTTGTCTCATCGTCTGCCACAAACTTGCGATGCTTGCTCTCCACCTCCACACGGAGGGCTGAGTATAGCAGCTCATAAGCATCTTCCACACCAAGCGGCAACCTAAAGCCTTGTTGAGTAATCCGCTGACGACGTAGCTGCAACATCAGTTCCCCTACGTCGGGTATGTTTCGCTTCCGCTGCTGCGGGGTCTTGTTCACTTCCTGCATGGTTCGTTTCTTTTTTGCGCTGAATGCGTAGCCAGTTAGCAAAGTGGCTCTTCACATCAGACAGATTCTGGTGATACATCTTGCCGTTCACGCGGCAGTCAAGTTCAAAGTTCGCAATCACACCAACCACTTCGGCCACTGACATGCCAAACTTCATGGCAACAAGGTTTATCCAACCACTCTCCTTGCGCAATTCGTTCAAGTCCGTTGCCAAATTATCAACTTCTGCCGGTGATGCCGTCGATGGCGATTTTTCTTCTACACCATCATCTTTTACTTTACTTTCCTTTACTTTACTTTTCTTGTTATCATTTTCGGGTAACTCTGTTATAACACTCTTATCACTATCCGATAACACTCTTATAACACTCTTATCGTTCTCGGGTAACTCTGTTATAACACTCTTATCACTATCCGATAACACTCTTATAACACTCTTATCGTTCTCGGGTAACTCTGTTATAACACTCTTATCAGTTGTTGTGCCCCATCTGGTAGCCATGGCCCTTTTGCCCGCTGCCGACCGCTTCTGCCTCTCATTATCCTTCAAGTCCATTCTGCGCATGAAGCCTTCGGAGTAGAAGTACTCACCATCTTCGGTGAAGACAAATAACCCAAAGTCTTCAACAACGGACTTAATCACCGATGAGTCAACACGAAGGTCAAAGGCTATCATATTATAATCTCTGACACTCATGTATCTGGGGTCATCGCGTAACCGTTCCAGTATCATGAAGTAAACCCCGTAACCCAATGCGCCATATTTCATGCGCACCTTAATCAGTCGGTCGGAGTTCCTGGCATTGCTGTCGTGCGAGAAGTAACTGGCCGTTCGTTTGCTCTCTGCCATATTACTCACTCTTATTTTTTTCTCGTAGTGAGATGCCGATGTAGCCGCTTACCTCATTCTTGAACCCCTCGAACGTTCGGCACACTACATATCGGTACTCACCACACGCTGTAATCTCTTCCTCCCATCTGCGTTGAGCATCGCTCTGGCGACCATTGGGAGTCTTCATTTCTATCAGCAGCGCGCCATACGCACCGCTCCGCTTCAACAGTATCAGGTCCGACACACCCGCAAGCGCGCCCTCGGCCTTCAACTTCGCACCTGTCGTCGCATCTCGCCGCCCGCCATTCGGTACGGCAAACAACGCATAAGCCAACTCCGGATATTGCAACCGGAACCAACGCACACAGGCCACCTGCAAACGGTGCTCCTCATCATGGGGGTGGCGGCGCATGCGCGGAACACCCTCATTAGCCAGGCGCCTCATCTGGTCCAGCCTGCTTTGCTCTCTCATTTATCTTCATTTTAATTAGTCACTTGTTTTTTATTAGTTGACGAGTTGACAAGTTTATGAGCTTACCTTCAAGTTGATGAGTTTAAGAGTTTACATGTTTATGAAGTTACCTCTGCGAGTTCAACCACTTAAACCGACCTCTTAACTCTTCAACTCTTCAACTTAAAAACTCCAACTCCTCAACTCATCAACTTTTATATATCAAGGAAGAAGGGCCGACGAAATGCGCTATCGTCTTTTTTATATGAGTGATACGCCGCTGCATACCTTCCTGGCTGCGCCCTCCTTCCTTTTTTTTCAAAATTCCTTTATCTCCTCCTCAAAAGCCTCTCTCGCAAGTTTGCCACTTGGCGCAAACTGCGCTCTGATAATCCTCACCGTCGCATCATACAACTGCTCAAACTCATCTTCACGCATGCGGTCAAAGGCTATGCTTCGCGGCATCTCTACCCACTCACCACTGCGGGCGTTATACACATGGTCCGTATAACCGGCAAGCAGAGTGACACTCCGTCTGAAGTTCTCCTTGTTACGGAACTTCTTCCGCCACACCTCACCACAGGCTCCCCAGGCTGCATTTATCAGCGCAAAGTACTTACGATGAAGGCGAACATTGCGGGCTTCATACACTCTTACAAGGTACACACGCCCTCTGGCAAGACGCTCTATCTGCGCGGCATCTTCCGCATAGCATGGCATCAAACCACCGTCCGCACCTCTAAGGACGTATAACTCTGCCATCAACTTCAACTCTTGTCTTGCCGGTTATGCGGCCTGCCAACTCGTCCACATACGCATTGCCAGCACATATCTTGGCACGCAATTCATCTATCACAGCCTCATCACGAGCAATCTCAAGTGCAAAAATTGGCTTCTGCATAAACGGGTTGTACACCACAAAGTAGGTCTTTGTCGCACCAGTCGCCAGCATGTGGGCATAACACTGCCAATAGTAGTTGCCATCTGACTTCTTCAAACCTTCAAGCTGGCTCTCATGCGACGACTGCAAAAACACACCATTCACAAACTTCGCAAACGACTGGCCTTGCGGGCACTTTATCTCTACAGCACACTCCTCGCCAGTCTCGGGGTTGAAAAACATGCGGTCTGGAGAACTTGCAAAATGGGACAAATCCTTGCACACCACCGACGATGGCTCTATCAATTCAAGCTCATAAGGCGCATGATTCGTGCTTCCATACAAGCTCTTGAACATCACCGCAAACAGGTGCGCGGCCTCGCCCTCCATCGCGTGGCCCCAAGTAATGGCCTTACTCTTCACCTCATTCAACGCCACATACTGCGCAAACAGGTCATCATTTTCCACCACCAAAGGGTTCATCGCACGTTCAAAAGCCACCTGGTTCAAGTACGACAAAGCCGTCTGGCTCCATGTCTCGCCCTTCGCCATGGGCTTCACCATCAAGTTGCCAACCGCCGAACCAGTAATATTACCCAGCCTTTGGCGGAACCACTCTAACGTGTTCTGATTCTTGTTGTCATACATTGCCTTCTGATTTTACACCTTCAACATCTGTTTCCTCTGCATCGCCCCAAGGGTTCGACTCAGTAGCCTCTGGACAAACTTGCGCCTCACCAGTCTGCTGCTGAGCAGTGCGAGCGGCAAGCTCCGTCAGCGAAGGACGCCCTATCTCGTCTGTCGGAACCGACGACACCGGCTGCGGCTTTACCTCCTCATAAGGCACATAACTGTCCTGAGCCTCCTCGGCAGTCATCAAGCCCATACTTATCTCCGGGCAATACGTCCTCTGCCAGAAGGCGGCAGCTCTGTATCGCAACATCTGGCTCGGCATCGTCAGCCACTTGCTGCCAGTCTTGCCAATCCAACCTTCGGCCTTTGCCATCTTGATGCTTATCCAGTCACCACATAGCGGTTCTTTGTGCTTGGTGTCGGTTATCTCGTAGGCTATGACTCTGCAAGCATAATCTTCTGTGCCTTCATCACCCCTAAACTCATAGCGGAGAGGAGAAAAACGCTTGCTCGCATTGATGCAAGCTATCAAAAACTTGCTGCTGAATGCCGGCTGGCCATGAACGATATATAAGTTTTGCATCACCATCAGCGGATTGGCCTGCATTCGCGTGGCCATCTCCAAGGCGATTGTGCAGTTAGCTATCACACTATTCATGTCAAGAGGCTGACGATTCTTGTATTTATACGAGTCGGGGATAAAACTCGACATCGCATACATCTTGGCAATACGCATTGTCGCCTCAAACTGCTTCACCTGCTGACCCACCGGAGTGGCAGCAAATTCTGTGTCCTGCTTTATCTTAAGCAGCTGTATCTCTTGTTCCTGAGGGCTGGCCATAGCCACCACCTGTTGTTGAGTTGTCTGTTGTTCCATTGTCTTTCGTTTAATTGTTAGTAATCTTGTTGTCGTGCAGGCGAGGGGAGTCGAACCCCATAATGTCCTATGTCACGCAAAAACCAAACTCGTCACCAAGGCTATCCAGCATCATTACTGATGGCGAGTCCAATGCACTGTCTCCTTGCCGCCTATCCGATTAACGGCCTATCACCTGCATGGGCGGCGTGCACTATTCATCACGAACCATACAACGCCTCTGTGTAATAGATAAGTATCAACTTAAATCCAACCACTGCCACAGCATCATGCCGAACCATGTCCAAACATCAAGCCATGGCAGAACGGCACACACTATTCATCACGAACCGCACAGTGCCTTTGTACGCGGCACCGCCATATCTTCACAGACTGAGCGGGCCACAGTTGTAACACACAAAGTAGTTATTTCACTAAGCAATCATTTGGGGAATTTCAAGTTGACAAGTTTACAAGTTGAAAAGCTTATGAGGTTACCTCTGCGAGTCCAACCTCTAATACATTCCTCTTAGCTCTTCAACTCATCAACTCCTCAACTTAAAACTTATTACTTGTCAACATACGCCTCCACCATCTGACCCTCAGTCCAGTCAGGGTGCTCATGCAGCATGGAGTAGTACGTCCCGTTATTCTTCATTTCAGTCACCACCGCATCGCGGTAGTCACTGCGGCCAGCATACACCAGGCCAGCTATAATCACAGCACCCAACACAAGTGCCTTTATCACATCTTTAATCGTATCCTTCATCTTACCAGTCTTTTTATTATGTGTTATAACAATCCCGCGTACCACTCTTCTTCGTGATACAGCGAAGATGCTATCATACTCAATTCTTTTCTCGCCTCATCAGTGTCAGCAATCTTCTTCATGTCAATCACCCTGCAAGTGTCCAAGTACGTGTACGTCCTTGCCAACCGCACGAGCTCTTTATCTTTGTCTGTCATAGCCATATCAATACTCATTATCACCATACTCCTCCCTCACATACTGCAACGCGTCAACCACATCACACGAGGCATCACGAGTACTTTTCAATTCGTCAATTATCTCCCAATCAACATTCTCTCTCTGCAGATGGTCTATCAGCGCATCAACCTCCTTGTAAACCTCGTAAGCCTTGCGCTCTATCGACTTAATCCGCATTGTCTCTTTCTTGTCCATCTTGTCCATACGCCATCAGTTTTTATCTATACTACCATCAGCCAGCCAACCGCACACCGTGCTCGTCGCAACAGCCTGCTTCACCTCAGCCTTCGAATACACCATCGGCGAGTTCGTGCCATTGCCCTGCTTCATCTTCTTCACAAGGCCAGCATCCTCCAACCGTCTGAACAAGCCATAGTCAATCTTGTTCAACGAAAGCCAGGCACGCAGCTCCGAAGCCCTTATGCAGTCACGGGCAGGCTCGTAAGTCTTTATTGCCTGCATCACACCAATCTGCACCGACTCCTTTATCAATCTGTTTACTTCACTCAGTGTCATGGCATTCTATCTTTAGTAAACCAACTTAACCAACCGTCCGCCAAACTCCTTCATCGCAATATCACGAATACGCATCTGGCTCGGAGCGGTCTCACTGTCGTACCGCAACGCACGGCTCACATACTCCTTTCTGATGCCAATCTTCTTGGCAATCTCTGTCTTCGCGCCATAAGGCACCTGAATTATGTATTTGTTTCTTCTCATAACTCTAACCTCCATTTTGTTGCAATCACCAACAAATCTCACTACCTTTGCAGTAACCACCTGTTGGGTGATTGTTGATTACGAGTGCAAAGATATAGTAATACACATGTAAAACCAAATTTCTACACGTGTAAAATACAACATTAACCTATATTAAGGCTGTTTTGTCATGTATGATATAGCAAAAAATATAACAAAATACATCTATACGATAGAAAGTACTGTAAACGCATTCGCCAAGAATGCGGGCATAGACCCTGCTAATTTCGCACGAATGCTAAAAGGAAAACAGAACATAACGAAAAAAACCTTAGCCAAAATACAAGCAGCCAATCCACAGCTAAATATGGATTGGGTAATATCCGGAGAAGGTGACATGATTCTCCCCATACAAGAAAGGCAGGTGAAGTTACCCGCGGACCAGGCGAACGTGCAGCAGCGCAACTACAACTCGCCTGGTGCAACCATGTTCGCCACAAACGTACATCAAACATATAACACAGAACCAACAACCAAACAAACACGCCCATTCGGTATAAAGACCGCCACCACAAACGTCAGGCCACTCATACCAATGAGCATGTACAAACAACCTAACTTAGACGTGTACGAAAAACTTGTAGAAAAACATAAAGATGGAGTCGAGCTCGTGCCATACTTCCCAGGCTTCTCCGACTACCAGTTATATATGGAAGTACAAGACGAAGCTATGCTCCCCGACTTCAAGGTCGGCGACCGGGTGGCCTTAAGCGCAATGTCAAAGAACACATACATACTCAATGGCAACATCTACGCCATAGACACCATCAACCACGGCCTGTTCATACGAACACTCATCGACCGCGAGAATCACTACGAATGCCAGTCCACCAACAACCAGGCGCGATACGTCACCTTTCGCGTCCCCAAGTCAGATGTACTGCGCATATACCGCGTCATGGGCCTCATACGCACATGCATTTAATCTATCAGAATAAGCCACCCATCATCAGACGGGTGGCTTATATACGTGCACATATAAAACTACTCTCCATAAAAGCAACAAATCACAAATGAGTTATCTTAGGACATTAGCAGCATTCCTTTACACTACTATAATTACATCAGCATACACTTGGTTGTCAATATACATAGTTACCAAGGCCATCGTTTACATCAGCGGATTTTGGCACACCCTTTTCGTTGCCATCGCATTTCTATATTTTTTCAGTTGGCTCTCAGAGCGAGGAATAGAGTTCCTTTCCATACCATATAATTGGCTATGGGACAGAACATTAAAAACAAGAATAGCGACAGCCATACCAGTTATCCTTGTCGGCCTATGGTGCATATCCATGCCTATCCGCATACCGGTAACATTCAGTGTCAGCAACTGGGTACTTGTTATAATATGGGAGTTGCTTAGCATTCCATTTTTCTACAACCTTCTTGTATTGCCATTCATCAACCCCAACATGGGTATTGGTTGCAGACAGGACCAATATTAACCGCCTCACCTCTACCACCCAAGCCAATTTACAGCAAGTTTACCATCAGTAATCACCCAAGCATTCAGATTATAACTACCTCATAAACCCAAGAACATACCCCAACATGTTTTCCAAATGTTTTCCATCAAACACTACACAAAGCGGAAGACACATGAAAATCAACACATTCAACAATCCTTTAATTAGTTTGTGGTTCTGAATGTCGTGGGTTCGAATCCCACTAAGCACCCCACCAAACAGAGGATTGTTCATCACGAGCATTCCTCTGTTTTTGTTTTGTGTTCGTGAGAACATAAGGAGATAAGAACAGAAGTTGTAACGTGTATCAGCCGCTTAGCGCGGAAAACATAAGCAACATAGGTTTGCATAAGATACATATAAGGCCGCTGCGCGGCTGACGGCCACGGACTAACGTCCGGGTGGCCTCAAGAGACATAAGGGCTAACGCCGTAGCGTTATTTATCAGCCGCTAACGCGGGAACATAAGGACATAAGAACAGAAGATATAACGTTAGCGACTGCCAGGGCACGCTACGGCGTCAGCCCTTATGTCTCTTGAGGCCACCCGGACGTTAGTCCG